TATACGCATGACCGTCTCCTCGGGGGCGTCACCATCGAGGACGTGCTGACCTCTTTGTTTGCCAAGCACCAGGGCCTGGTACCGACATGATCACCCAGCACTCTTCAAATCACAACAGTCGAGTTACTATATCCCAACACCTGAAACACGTAAAATACTCGCCGTTAAAGCAAAAGTGCAAATGCAAAAGTTATACTCCGATCCTGAGCAGCGACGCAAAATGATTGAGGCAATTCAACGTACGCATCTAGGTAAAGTCAATTCGCCTGAAACACGCGCCAAAATGGCGGCAAGTAAAAAGGGTAAAAAGCGAACTGCTGAACAAAGGGAGCGAATGAAACACGCCCAAGCATCTAGAGATCCAATGATTGCAAAGCAGGTAGGTGAGAAATTGCGCGGACGCAAGCAAGATCCATCTATTGTAGCCAAACGCACATCAGGTATTCAGGCAACGCGAGATCGTAAACGCGCACAAGGCATCCCCGAACATACGCCGGAAGGTCGTGAGCGGTTTATTGCCGCAGGTCGCGCCAGATGGGGAGACGCTGATTGGCGGGCTAACCAAACTGCGGCTGCGACTGAAAGGGCTAACAAACCAAGCGTCAAAGAGAACGTGTCAAAATCGGCTGCCGCTCAATGGGCCAACCCTGAAAGCCGTGCTCGCCTCATTGCAGGAATGAAAGCGAGATTGGAGCAAAAGCGATTGCAACAAGCAGAACAACCAGGTCAAGATACGTTGAAGCAATTGGAGTTGTCGCTGTAGATTTGACCCCATGGCCCCGCCCCTCTACACTGATGCGCAGAAAGGGGATGGGTTATGGGGTTCATTATTATTGCGGCATTATGGTTTTTCGCCTTCATTGGCACACCAATCATCGCATCAAACAAGCATCGAAGCGTAGGGGGTTGGCTGATCGCCGCCCTACTCTTCGGCGTATTCGCGTTCTTTACCGTAATGTTGTTGCCTACTTTGCCGAATTACGAAGCGATTGACGCTGAACGCGCTGACTCGCGTGAGTGCCCGCATTGCCTCTCCTTAATACCGCAGCGGGCCACGGTCTGCCGCTACTGCCAGCGAGATGTCGCACCCATTGCAACAGTCGCTCCCATAGCCGTAAATCCGCGTACGGCGCCACGTCGGCCATTGACGGTCGCTGAGTGGGAAGCACTAGAAAAGTCGGAGGGACACGTCATTGACTGTACGTGCCCTGAGTGCAACGCGCGACGAGAACGCGTTAATTAGCGCCGAATTGGTCCGTAAACATGTCCCGGCAAGTTCGGTAGGCCGGGCGCTGGTGGCGTCCTATCTTGCGGCCCGTACGACTGACTTGCGACGTGACGACGGGTAGGATCGACGCTATGGCTTGTCTGCCCATTAACGGTGTGTGAGACATGCGCTTGTCCCATGTGATGTCCGTTTGGATCTTGGACCGTGACCGTGATAGCAAGGTGATGCTGGGCAGGCGACGTAGATCCGCTACCTGTCCAGCCACCCTGTTGATCATGAGCCTGTGCGGTATCGCCGGGCACTGAGGTTGTGTGCGTAATGATCCCTGACACTAAACGTTGCGTTTGCTGTGCCGCGCTATAGACGTTTTCCCCATAGGCTTGTGCTTGCGTGCCACTACCGTTATAGGCGGCTAGCGCCTGCTTTTCGTTATGTCCATGAGTCTGATAAAGCGCCGCATCCAGCCGGGCTTGTGCGGCAATGGACTGCTGTGCATTAAAGGGATCTTTCAACCCCATAGCGTGAGCCGTCGCTGGTGTGAATTGAGCGATGCCCTCCGCGATAGGGTTCCCGTTCTTATCGCGACTGACAGCGTTCGGATTAAACCCCGACTCCGCACTCCCTTGCGCGAGCATTTCACTCAAAAAAGCGTTAGGGTCCATCCCAGGCGGCGCGTATTTCTTGGCCGCATCCTCATACCACGACATTTGATAGGGCAGCACGCGGTTACTATTCCCTTGCCCATTCGGGATCATGTAACTGCCCGGCAAGGGTGGGAGACCACCGCGTCCCTGCGTTGATTGCGTCAATTGCTGCATAGGGTTGACGTTAGTCGTATGCGATGTTCCGACGCCAGAGGGGCCGTACCGCCTATCGTGCTGCTGCTGTTGCTGGTTACGCACCTCAAGGGGCGTGAGCGCATGGGCGGCGTCCTGAGCCCCACGGACAAGGGCATTAGCGGCCTTCTCGCCCGCGATCTCCAGTTGCTTGCCGATGGGCGTCACCTGGTCGGCGAACGCCTTACCTGCCGCCGCGAACTGGTCGGCGGTATGCGGGCCTGCCGCGTGAGGAGCATTTTCCTTCTGTTGAAGGCTTTGCTCATATTTTTGCGCTGCGTTAGGGCCTTCCGACACGAGTTTCTGGATGAAGGTATCGGCCTGATTGCCCTTAAACTGGGAAAAATCGAAACCGCCCTCGGACAATGCTTGCTGGGCGATGCGCGTCCCGCCCGAACCGATGTCGTAGCGGCGCGCCGTGTTGGCATATGCATCCCACAATTTGGCGGGATCGCGCTGGGCGTTCGAGAAGGCCGTCGGATCGAGACCAAGAATTGCCCCTTGCGCGAGGGCGTTCGTGCCCGTCGAGCCGATGGTGCCGGCCATGGCTTGCCCGATATTAATCTTTGCCCCGCTCGCATCAGAGAGCGCCTGCGTCGCCGCGAGGCCATTGAGGCTGATTTGCCCGACGCCCGCCGCCGCGTTCATCGCCTTGATCCCGTCGGTGATACGACCGAGAGAAACGGGGAGGAGGCGCGAGACCTGATCCATCTCGGCGTACGCCTGACCGACCTGATTGCTCGACATGCCGCCCTGCATCATCTGGCCGGTCAACGAGGTCGTCTGGCTGAGGTCAACACCGCTCAGGCGCGCCAGCGCCATGCTCTGGGTGAGCGCGCCCCCCATTTGGTCGGAGGTCACGCCCACGTCGCCGAGTTGCTGGGCGGCGGCCACCGATTGCTGCTCGTGATAGTAATAGCGCCAGCCTGTCTGTTGCGCCGTGGTCAGTTCGCCTTCAGGTGTAGCCCCCGTACTTGTGCCGACGCTGCCAGCCAATTGGCGTTCTTCACCTGCATACTTACTTTGGAGGCTATTGACGCCCAGGCCAACGCCGGCCACGCCGCCGATAGCGCCGATGGCCCCCAGAGCGAGCGGCGCGGCCTCGCCAATAAGCCCCATCAAAGGACGCACCAGCCCACTCACAAGATCGCCCGTGGCGCCCATGCCGGCCGCGTTCGCCGCCCCGCTGATCCCGCCGGCCATGAGGCCACCGGCGCTCCGGGTGAGCGCCTGCGCGATGTGGTCGCCCAAAACCGTGGCCGACCTGTCCTGCTGGGTCGTGTCGTTGCTGTTGCCACCGCCGTTACCGCCCGTGCTGCCACCGTTGAGTCCAGGCAGGCCCGACCGTTGGCGCGCGTCGTGGGCATCCATCTGTTGGGCTGCGTCGTAGCCGTAGCGGGCCAAGCGTTCCATGCCGGGGGGCACGAAAGGACCGGAGCGCACACTTTGCCGGTAGTATGTGGCGCCGCCGGCGTTGGGCAAGGAAGAGTCCCCGTCCTGTCCGTCGCCGCCACCCTGTCCCACCGTCGCCGCCGCCGTGGCCTGCTGCTGCTCATTGTGCTGGCGCAATAAGTCTTGCCAGCGCGTGAGCATGTCCTGCTGCGCGGGCAGGGGTTCGGCGGCAGCCTCGGGGTTGTCGGCGGCGAAGTGGCTAACTTGTCCAGCGAGTTCGTCCCGCCGGGCGTTGATGGCGCCCTGCGTGCGGGCGATATCAGGGTGTAACTCCTGAACGATGGAGGGGTCCATCGTCCCCAAGCGCGTCGCGGCCTCGCTGTACGACGCCGCCTCCGGTTGCGACCCACGCGGGATCGCGTTAAACGCATCGAGCAGGTGTTGCTTGAGGTCCTGGAGGTTGGTGTCCGCCGCCCGCGCCGCCGCCGCCAACTCCTCGAATGTCTGGGGCAATGGCCCCACGACATCCGCGCCCGCCGCCGCCGCGTCGCCCGTCGGCGTGACAACAGGGGCGACCGATGGTGCGACGGGCGACGCGGCCGTGAGCGCCTGCGTCAAGCGGTCGTCGCCCGACGTGGCGAGCGGGGCAACGGGCTGGACAGTCGCCCCCGTCTGGTCGGATGTGTCTACCGGTAGTGGCGACACAGTGGCCGTGGGCGTTGCCTGCCGCTGGAGTGGTTGCGGTGTCGTGTCGTAGCCGTAGCGGGCAGGATGATCAACGCCCGCCGCCTGTTGCTGTGCCTGCCATTGCTGTTGCGCCTGCTGCTGCTGCTCCCGCTGAACCATGGACTGCTGGAACTGGGATAGTGTGTCCGGCAGCGGTTGCGTGACGACCTGGGGGTTGGCCCCGACAAAATCCATGGCCTGGGACCGGACCTCGGTACGCCGCGCATTGATGGCATTTTGTGTCTGGGCGATCTCGGGGTACGTGTCCCTGATGAGCGCCGGGTCCATCTGCTGAAAGCGCGACGCCGCCTCGTTGTACGACGACACGGGAGGGTTGCCAGGAATGGCGTTGGATAGATCGACCTGATGCTGCTTTAGTTGCTGGATGGCATCATCGGCCTTGAGCGCCGCCGCCGTGAGCTGCTGGAACGTCTCAAGCGCGGCGTCAGCGTCCACGCCTAATTCGATGCCGACATCCTCGTTCTCGCTCATCGTCCCCTCAGTCCCCACCCGTCATCTACGTCGTCGTCACTGTCATCCACGCCGTTGGGCGCGCCGTCGCCGCTTATATCATCGGGGTCAAAGTCGTCGGGGTCGCCAATCGTGGCTGGCGCCGTGATCCATACCGGGTCGGTCTCAAAGAACTCCTCCTCGGCCTCATCAGGGTCGCGCCGCTGCCCGTCGGGCACCAGCGCCTCGTACGCTGCCTGGGGATTGTGGGCGATAGCGTAGGCCGCCAGTTTGTCTTCGCGGCGCTCGGCCTGCCGCTCCTCTTCGTCAAGCTCGCGGTTGAGCACGCAGTAGGCGTGCTCAAACGGGGTTAATCGGCGGGCTGGCCCGTCAAAGTGCCCGGCGTCGCGGAGGTGTCGCCACTCTGCACGGGTCGCCGGGCGTCTGAGTTTGGGTCTTGGATCAGTTGTTGGTGACGCACGACCGGCTTCCGCTCGGCCAGTTGGTACGAGAGGTACACGGCATCTACGAACGGCTCGGGGTAGGTGTCGAGCCACTGCATGCGCGCCAGGAATTCGTCCTGCTCATCTTCACCGTGGAACGTGACACGGCGCCCGTTGACCTTGCGCAGCGCCATGGCGATGCGGATGGCCTTGCGCGCCTTGTCCTGATGGATAAAGGGGACGCGCGCGACGCGCTCGTCCAGGGTGCAGCGCTCCTCATAGTCGAGGATGTGCCACTCGGCCTCCCATTCCTGGTCGGCGTAGAGCACTGGCGCGGAGATGGGCGCCAAGGCTCCGAAAAACAGAAGAGTGCCCGTGTCGTCCACGTAAACCATACCTTGCTAAATGGGGCCGAAAGTGAGGATATTGGGCGTGAAAAATGGTATAATGACAGGAGATAAGACACAACAAAGCGCCGGAACGTGCGACTAACACGCCGGCGCTTCTAAGCCCACAGTAGGAGCCTCTACCATGAACCTACCCTCAGTGTACGACCTCTCCGAACCCGCCACACGTCCCGTTTACACGTACACGCTCAACGAACCCGACACGAACGAGGTACGGTACGTCGGCAAGACGGACAAGCCGAAAGAACGGCTGCAAGCACATCTGCGCCCCTCGTCCTTGCGCGCAAGGACGTATAAGAATCACTGGATTAAGTCCCTGATGCAACGTGGCTTGCGACCGACTATGACCGTCGTCACGGCGCACCCGACCGACGCGCTCGCCGCGCTGGAAGAAATCCGGTTGATCAAGTATTATATGTCTCTGGGATGCAGCCTGACTAATGGGACACGCGGCGGCGATGGAATAAGCGCCGAGAGCTGGACAGCAGACATGCGCGCGGCGGCGCGGAAACGCGTACTTGGGCAAAAGCGTTCGGCCGAGTTGTGCGAGAGACTATCGGAGATACGACGGGTTGAATGGGAACGTCGGCGCATTAACGGTGACGCGTCGTGGTTGCCAAAATGTACAGCGGCGATCATTGCGGCGGCGCGCAATCGCACGCCTGAGCAGCAGGCATATAACAATGCGCGGCGTGCCGAAGCATTGGGCAAGCCGGAAACTCGTGCGAAGATGCGGCAGTCGCACTTAGGTAAGACCAATAGCCCCGAGGCGCGAACGAAAATAGCCGCCGCCAACAAGGGGCAGAAACGGAGCCCCGAGTCGAAGGCCCGCATGTCTGCAGCGTGCAAAGAACGTTCGGCCAGTCCAGAATACCGCGCGAAGTTAGCGGCGGCAAGCACAGGGCATGTCGTGTCGGACGAAACGCGCGCCAAGATGTCCGCGAACCGACGTGCGGCCAATACTCCCGAGTCCTTACGGCGACAATCCGAGGCGCACATGGGACAAGAGCGTACCGCTGAGACACGCGCCAAGATCGGCGCGGGGTTGTCGGCCTATATCGCGGAGCAGAAGGCGCAAGGTGTTGATGTCAGGGCTAACTTGCGTGACCCCGCGACCGTTGAGAAGAAGATGGCGGGGCACCGTGCCTATTTTGCCGACCCCGCCAACAAGGCCAATCAGATTGAGGCCAAAAAAGCGTTGTGGGCCGACCCGGAATGGCGGGCGAAGTGGACGGAGGCCCGTCGCCTATCATCCACACGTAAACGCGCGGTCGCAAACGACGGGCAAATGGCCTTCTCACTTAAAGACGCCGATTAGTTGCCAAGCAGCGCCTTGGCAACATTACGACCCTGCTTGCCGTCGTCGGAGAAACCATACCCGCGTGAGATAGCGGTGAAGTTCTCGGTCAGAAGTCCGTTGGGGCTATCGTATCCCCATGCATAATCACTGACGGAAATGTCGCTCATATGCCCATTTTGTTACTAATCGCACGCATAAATGCGATAGGCGTACACATTTCTGGCACGCTCTTACGGTTGTTGTTCCCGTAAGGTCGGACTATATCTTCACCCTGTCGCCAGGGGGCTGGCACATAGTCTCTACGCCATCTACAGATAATCTCAGGGAGACTTTTTCGCTTGCGCGTACTGTAGCGAAGGTTCGGGATTGGCGGACGCTCACGCGCCACATTTCAGCGTTCCCCGAGTTCTCCAGCATTTAACTGCACCGTTACCGATGCAGGACCCCGCACTCAATGAGAGAAGGTCGCGTCTTCGTACTTCGTCTTATTAGTAGCACTAGTGTATAGGTAATGATACCGCAAGACGAAGGGCAGGTCGCGGAAGTCGACATCCTGCACGTCGGGGAACTCGTTGCGCACCATCTCGGCGAGGTCGGAGCCGCGCACCATCTGGCGGCGCAGCGTCACGCTGAATTGGCGTTGGCCCACGACGATCTCGTTGTAGTCCGAGCCACCCTCCGGTTCCAAATGGGTGCCGTTGGTCTCGCGGTAGTTGAACATCTGTACGCCGCCGATGATCTGGCTGTTCAAGTACAGTTGGCCGTAGCGAGCGTGCCGTTTGTTGGTGCGGTTGCCGTCCCGCATATAGGTGTGTATGCCCTGGGACAGGACAGGTCTGCCACTTGTCGCCATGTGCGCGACTCCTTGATGGATGCGGCACGCCCTCTCGTGCGGGGCGCGCGTGTCGTCTATCCGTGCTAGACGCGGGACTGCTTCCCTATGCGCCAATGGGTCTAGGTTGCCCATCGGCGCATAGGGGTCGGTTAGATGCTGACGATGGGCGTGATGTCAATCTCGCCGTAGGGGAATGGGTAGAGTAGGTTGACGGCGGCCTGCGGGTTGCCGGTCGTCGGGTTGACCGACAATTGGATGCCATTGGGGCCGTAGCCGTTGATGTTGTCGCCCATCTGACTGACGGCGCGGTCGATGGCGTAAGTGATGTCAGCGACGTCGCTCGCGCTGTCGAGGCGCGCCTGGCCGCTGAACGGGTCCACGGCTTGGTACAGGTCGGACTTGACAGCGTTGTCCACGTCGCGCATCGACACCTGGTAGAAGAGGTTGATCTGACTGCTGCCGGCCGGATACTCGGGCGTGGTGGTGATGTTGTCGGCGATGGTGATGGGACCGCCATTGATGGCCTGCCGCAACACGACCGTCCCGGCTTGCCCCAGCGCCTGGGCCTGCGGCGGGGTCGGCGCACCCGCCAGTCCCGTGTGGCCGAAGCCCACGAACCCGGCCAGCGGCTGGTTCTTGTTGCAGGTCACGCGGCGCCGCCCGGTCGCCTTGAGAGCGCTGACGGCGGCGGCGAGATAGAAGCCGTCCACCACGCCGCCAACGCCGCCGGGCGTGCTCGACCCCGGCCCCAGGATGCCCAGGTCGGGGGCCAGACATTGCAGCGTATCCGACAGGAAAGGCGTCGTGTACGACCCCGACAGGCTCGTATAGGACGTGCCCGCCGCCGGGCCAAGCGTGGCGTACCTGTACTGATTGGCGGCCTGCGCCGCCGCGAAATGCGTCAACAGCGCCGGGGCGATGGCGGCGGCGTCGAAGCCCGCCCACACGTAGTCGGCGCGGAAGGGCAGGCTCTGGTTCAACAGGGACGCGACGGTCGGGTCGGATGCCCCGCCACCGTTGTTGTCAATGCCTCCCGTCAGCGACGTGCCGGGCGCGGCGATGGTCGTGCCAGGATAGGCCGTGGCACCGGCGACGGCCGACACGTAGACCACGGAGGCAAGGTTGCCGACTGGCTGCGCGCCGTTGATCGCCAATTGGATCAACGCCCAACTCGACAGGTTGGCCTGCGCGCTGGTGATCGTGAGCACGGGCGCGTTGGCCTGGCTGGTGTCGACTATGGTGACGGCGGTGATGGCGCCGCCCGTGACGGCATATTGGACGGCCAGGCTGTTGCCCTTGCTGCCGGCGTAGAGGCCGACACCCTGAATCGTCAGGCCACCGACGGTGGCCTGCGCGCGCGTGACGTTGGTACGACAGCCCATGATGTTGATGGGCGAGGAGCGCGCCGTCTGCGACTGCTGGCCCAGGATGGAGATGCCGAGCGGGCCGGTGTAGCCGACCGAGGCGGGCGAGGACGGCACGCCGTACAACTGTCCCCCTTGGGCGGGCGAGAATAGGGTGGGCGTGTCCGGCCCCTGCGGGGCGGTAAACAGGGCCAGAACGGTGTTGGCCGCCGTGCCAGCCGAGAGCTGAGTGGCGACCTGCGTGGGGTTGACGACGACGCGCGACGCCGCGTAGTTTGGCATGGTGGTTGACCTCGCGGAGATACGGGCGCGAGCGCGCCGATGACGACGAAACGGCGCCCGCGCTGTGAAGCGTGACGCGTCGGGATCAGAGAGAACGGGCAAGTGGCGTCTAGGGTCAGTGATCCATCAAGTCGGGCGGCATGAAACCGTAGCCGCATCTAGGGGACGACGATGGGCGGGTCCGTCACGGACGGGAACGGCGGGAGTGTCGTGGGCACGTAGAGCGTCACGCCCGCGTAAGGGTCGGGCACGTCAGGCGTGGCCGTGACCTGCACCGTGAAGGGCGGATAGGGCGTGAGGGGGACAGACCAACTGCACGCCACGTCGGCCTGCATGGCGACGGTGGCACGGTAGATCTGCCCCTGGGGCCGGTCGTCGGTCGTGCGTGGGTCGGGCGCCTGGTCGGCAATGAATCGCTTGGGAATGATGCCCGCGTCGTCCATCTGCTTGAGAACGTAGGCGCCGATGGGCTGGCCGCTCGTGGCGTCGATGGTGTAGGCCGTCTGGATGCCGTAGCGTAGGTAGGCCATGAGGTATTGGCGCTGGGGGTCCGAGAGGGTGTAGATGTCAAAGATGATCTGCGAGTCGGTCGCCAACTCGCCGTAGTAGGCGTTGCCGCCAGCCGTGTTGTCCGACCGCGCGATGTTGTTGCCGGGGTTGATGGGCTGCGGGCCGAGCTTGACGCGCGGGACCACCTGCGGATATTTGCCGGCCACGTCGGCGTAGGCCGCGTGCACGGTGACGGTGGCGGGGTTGCCCACCTCATCCGTCAGCACGGCGAATAGCGGCCCCAGGATGCCGCACAGGTCGCGCACCGCCTCCTCACCGAATCCAGCGAAACTCGCCAGCAACGGGCCGGGTGGCGCTGGCGGTGTGGGCGACTGAGACATAATCCCCCCCCTTCCTCTCCATGGCGGTCTTCGGGTCGCCGTTGCCCTATCGGCCCTATGGCGCGCCAGGAAGGTGCGTGAAGGGCGCTACAGGCCAGGCGTGAACGTGTACGTCCCGAACTGTGCGAGGACCGCACGGACACGCTCAGAGGCCCACGCACGCCCGATGAAGTCGTTGGCCTCCTGCCCCTTGTGCGGGGCAGGCGCGAACGACGCTTGAGACCGTGTATGGGTGGCCTTGAGGACGCGCACGGCGGTATGAGTGGAGACGCCCGCACGCACGATGGCGCCGTAGTAGACCATCCTCAATTCACCTGTGAGGTGCGCGGTGGGCACGAAAACAAGACTACGCGCGAGCGTACCCGTATCGACGGGCGCGAGCGCCGACGCTTCCTCGGCCCACGCGTCACCCACGGCCTTGAGCGCCGCGTCCGCGCCATCTTCAAGTCGTTGACGTAACGCCTCCACGGCCGCCGCCATCGTCGCGTGAGAGGCCATACAGACACCCCGCCGCGCGACGATGGCCTACACTAGCGAGAGGAAGGAGAACAACCATGGATGAACTGATCACGACCTGGCCCCCGTGCCCCGATTGTGGGGCGTTAGGGCCAGACCACGGCCCGTCCGGCAATGAATGCTCCGTGTGCGGGCGAGGGTTAGAACTCGACACATTCAGGGGCGCATTGCTGGCGTCGATACAATCCATCTTTCCAGCGCCAAAGGGTGAACCGTACACGTACAGTGTCGCTATCATGCGGGACGCCTACGGCTTTCAGGCGCGCACGGTCGTCAACGACAATCTCACCTATGGAGGTGGCCCCACGTTCGATGAGGCGCTGTACTCCGTCAACGACTGGGTGGCATCGCGTAGTAGCCGCCCGCCCAAGATGGTCGGTATCCACGCCGAAACGCGCGACGAATGGATCGCCTGGCACGCGGCATGGAAACAACGCGTCGCAGATGCGGGGTAGATCGTCGTCAGTCTTGCGACTAGGCGCCCGCCACCTTGGCGGTCTTGGCCGTTGACGCACCACCGACCGTTGTGGCGGTGGCGGGGACGGTTGCGGCCTGCCCGTCGGCCGTGGCGGGTACGCTATCGGCCTGCTTGCGCCGCTGGGCAGCGGTGCGCGCGTCCTCCGGCGGCAGGTAGCCGGCGCGTCGCAATTCGTCGGCGTCGTGAGCGTCTACGCCCGGCGGGACGACGAGGCCGTCGTCGCCCGTCGCGTAGTAGCGGCCGGTCGCCGCGATGTAGTGGGCGCGGCCCGCCGGGGCGCGCAATTGCACGGGGTCGGTTGTCGTCGTCGTGTCGCTCATGGGATCATGTCCCCTTTCGATGCATGGGACGCGAAGGAATGATGTATGTTACGGCCAGCAGGCTCTTTAAAAGAAGGGTCGTGATACTGGCTTATGCCCACGATAGCCGGTTCCGCAGGTTCGTTTTTCGTGGGTTCGTTTTCGCTGAAATGGGGGAATAACGTACGCCGCGTCACGATGGATCGCGCGGGGATACACAGCACCCCTTGGTAGCAATCATCAACCAGATCGCGCGCGAGGATGATATACCCATCGGTTTCCGCGACAACGTATCCAGCCGAGAAGACCTCTATCGGTGTACGCATCCCTGCTTGGGGCGTTGGCCCCTCTTGCCGCACGCTATCAATCCACGATACCGCCGCATACGCATGTAGTGTTTTCATCAAGCCCCCTTCAAACATCCGATGCGTAACCGTCGGAATAGGCTAACGTGTAATCCGGCAACAAGACAAGCGGCCTCTCATCCCGATCAGTGGGCGTAGACAAGCGAAACCGCGTATCGGAGATGTCTGTCGTTTTCGGTTCATCGTCCGATGCGGCCATGCATATAGCGCGCGCGCCTACTTCTTGTGCGATGTTGTTTTTGACCGCCTGTGCGATGGCCGCGACCGACGCGGCATGTCGCGCATTCATCGCTTGCCGCTCTTTTACGCGTTCGGCCGCGACCGCACGGGCGCGGGCGGTCGCTTCTGGATCGGCGGGGGGATGGAATGAGACTTTTTCTTGTTTACCATCATGTGGTGGCATGAGGAATCGCGGATCGTAGGTGTCTGGAAGTCCCCGTCTTTTAGCGCTATAGGTAATTGTCGCGCCGCTTTTTGCGGCATACCCCGTGTCCAGTTCAGCATAGGGATCTGGTGCACCCTGCGTCCCACCATAGCGAAACGCGGCGGTGACATACCCCTTCGCGTTTCGGTTCGCGGCGCATGCGGGACAAACGAATTGAGTGCGCGACGTGCCATAACAGGGGTCGCGCGGTTCAATGCGACGAATTGGCGCTTGTATCGCTTCATCGGTTGGACACACGTCCCGACATCCAGGGCATACATATTGTGGGGGCAAATCGTGCGGCATGTGTGGCGTGTTCATACTCGTACTCTAGCGCTTTGCCCAATAAAGGCTAACCCTCCCAGCTCCCGGCAGCGTCCGGCGTGGGGTCCGCGAGGGGAATGGCGTATATTGGATCTCCGTGAGCGCGGCGTTCCAACGCGGGACTCCCCATGAGGACTTGCCCACCCAGGACGTGGGGCGCGAGCATATCCCCCACGACAAAGCGCGTCGTGACCCGCTCAGGGAAGACGACGCGGATGATCGCATCACCTTTCTTGACGACCGTTTCGCCCCCGGCGTAGTAAAGCGTATCCTGGGCGTACTGCACGACGCCCTGCTCGGACTGCTCCGTATGCTGCTCATTCTCCACGATAAACGCTTGGATGGGCACGGGATTGAGATAGCCCGCCTGTTGGGGCACGGCGCCGCTGGCGGGCACGATGAACCCCGTCCCCAAGCACGTCGGGTCGTTCTCCACCGAGGGGCGTTGCTCGTCGGCGTCCCAGCAGACGGGACAGGTCGTCGCGGTTTGCCCGGTGCGCGGGTCTATCGTCGTTATGGTGAGGCGCACGGCCAGCCAGCAGCGCTGTTTCCCCGCGAACAGGGAGATACGCCGCGTCAGCGTGTCCGAGAGCGCCTGGGAGAGGTTGAACGATATCACGCGTTACTCCCCCCTTTTTCCGCTATCACACCACCACGCGCCTCTCGCGCCTCCATAGGGCGCATGCGACCGTAGGCGCTAGGGGAGTTGACGTAACGCGGAGTTCGTGTAGATGTGACGCAAAGAGAAATCTCCCCAGTCCTGCTCGGCCGTGGCCTCGGCGGGACGAGCTTCAAGTTGTGCGATGAGGTCTTTGGCGCGTTGGGCCAGCAGGTTGCTGACGGCGGTGTAATTGATATTGCCGCCGCCGCCCAAATTGACGCCCACGGCCATGACGGCGTAGCGCTGCGCCAGCGCCTCCAGAGCCATCGCGGCGGCGTACCAGGGATCGCCCGTATCGGAGAGGTAGCCCAGGAGGTCCTGGTCGCTCCAAATGGCCGTGCGCTCGGAGCGCGGCGTCTCGGCTGTCATACCGCCCGTGTCGGTATCGCCCGCGAGGCGGCGTATCTGGTTGACGACGGCCTGGGGGCCGGTGGTGACCGTCGGGTCGTAGAAATACGTCAGGGTCCCCATCGGTCATCACCCTTTCGTCGGCGCGTCGGCTATTGTCGCTGCTGTCGTCGCGCGCGTTACCGCGAGGGCGGCGTCACGTCGTTGCAGCGCGGTATCATAGGCGAGATGACATTCGTTGTCGCCCATGCCCGGCGTTACATCGACCTCAACATCATTGCCGCGCACGACGACGGTATGCTTGGTCGCGTCAGCGATGTAGCGGGCGTTGGCAAACGTTTCTTGAATGCGCGCTCCGGCGCCAGGTTCAAGGATGAGGTCGCATGGTTCCAGCATCGTTAATCGCCTTGCCGGGGATCGGGCGCCGCTTGGTGCTGTTGTGTGTGCGCCATGGCTGCGTCGCGCTCGGCAATGGTGCGATAGGGCATATCAAAGCCACCCCACACCTTGCCGCTGCGGTAGGCTGTGCCCGTGCGCTTGGCGCGCAGCAGACGGGCGTAGTCCGTCGCGTTGCGAATGTGGCTGCTTTTCACATCGCCGTTTAATGCAAAGTCCCTGCGAATCCGTGAGAGGCTGTGCCCGGCGTCTTGGTAGTCTACGAGTTGGTCAAGGATTTGGGCGTTAGAGCCTTGCACGAGACCGTCGCTGCCGGGGTCGGTAAAAGGGCCTTCGGCCCGCGCATCGGGCGTCAGATCGAGCACGCCCGAATCGGCGGGGAAGTCTAGGTTCGGCATGGCTAAAACTGTACTTGCGTACTCTCGGCGCCGGACGAGGGGTAGGAGAGCGCGCCGAGCGTCGCGTTGAGGCCGACCGCCGACCCAAAGCCGGACACGGTCGCGCCCGCCGCGACGGGAACTTCCAGCCCCACCAGCGAGAGGGTGCCGTTGGCGGGCACCGCCGCCGCTTGCAGCAGGGCGTTGCCGGCCCCGGCGGCGCCGCCGGACGGCACAATGTGGATGGTCACGTTGGCAGCGGCGGCCGCTGAGTTGGACACCTCAATCGTGCGCAACTCCGCGCCGTTCGTGGCGGTAGCGGGCACGGCGAGGATGGTGGTCTCCGTGACGGCGAGGGCGACGGGCGTACCGCCCAAAGGGGCGTCTTCCATAGCAGGCATAGGGGTGTCTCCTTGTGGGAATAGGTGAATAGAGGGAGGGGTAGCCGCGTCCCGCTACCTAGTCGAGAGTTGGTCATAAATAGTTAGGCAGCGGGCCGCGCGTCAATTCTCGCTCGTCAACCAGGTGTCGATCAGGGCGCGGGCCTGTTTATCGCAGGTACGGCACAGCCAACAGAGGGTATCGCCGCCATCGTACTGCCGCCAGCCCGTAGACTCGATCATCAGCATGAGGTTGGCGGCGTAGGAGGCGCCGCACTTCTCGCACGAGATGGGGTGCGTGCCCGCGAAATAGTCGGGTGCTGGCTTCCTCATATTCCCCACCGCCTATCACTTGTATTTGTATCCATTATGGGTTATAATAAATACAGGAGGTTGAGAATGGAGCGAGAGAATGGGCAGCCTATCAGTGTGCGTTTACCTGCGGATCTGAAAGCAGCACTGCGTCAAGTAGCGACATGGAACGAGCGTTCGCTGAACAAGGAGATTGTAGTGGCGATACGCGCGCATGTACGTCACGAGACAACCAAATACACGCAAAGAGAGGAGCCGTAATGGATATTTATGTCGTGAGCGCATACCGACATGAAAGTTGGCCGTCATATGCGGCGACAACTTTAGATGGAGCACTGGCTTGGATTAAGGCGTGGGGATACGGAGAATGGGCCATTGCACGGTGGCGACTCGATACGCCCCACGGTATCCCGCCCTCTCTTGGGATGGTATACGACGCCGAAACCATGGAATTTGTAGACGAGTAGCACGACCAACTAACAATAAGGCCGGTGCGTGCTTAATCCACGCTCCCGGCCACGCATAGATGAGTGCAAAGGACAACCACCCATGCAACCCCATGGTACTACACGCGCTATTCGCATTCCCATGGAATGCCCCATTTGCCACATCGCGTTTGAGGTATCGCGCCTTGATGCGGAACGTGGGCGGCGCTACTGCTCCGACGCCTCCCGTGACGTTGGCAAGGCCGACCCCGCCAACACCATCGACTGTACGTGTGGCTGGTGCGGCGAGCATTTCCCCACCGCCCGCGCCAATTGGCTCAACAACGAGGGGCAGTACTGCCGTAAAGAGCATTTCTACGAGGCGCGACGGGCCGGCGTCCATGTGCCGCTCCCGCGCGCCGACCGTCCGTGCGAGGTCTGCGAAACGGTGTATAGCGCGACGCAACGCGCCATCGACGCAGGCGAACCGCTGTACTGCACGAAGGCATGTCGCAAGGTCGCTAAACCGCCCATGGTGGAGCGTGTGTGCGAGACATGCGGCGACACGTTCTGGGCGAAGACTGCCAACGTCAAGATCGGCAAGGGTCGCTATTGTCAACGTTCGTGCGTGCCACGCGCCAAGACTGAGGCCGAGAAGGCGTACCTGAGCGAGGTCCGCACGGGTATGACGTTCACCGACGAGCACAAGGCCAGCCTGAGCAAGGCATGGGAAACGCGCGAACCGGCCAGCGAAGAAACGCGCGCCAAGATCGGCAACGCGCATCGGAGCATGGTGCGACCGGAGGGAACGGGCGCGAAGATCAGCGCGGCGCTGACGGGGCACCCCTTATCGTCGGAGCATAGAGCGACGTTGAGTGAGGCGCACAAAGGGTACGTGATGCCCGTAGAGCAACGGCGCAAGATTGCCGTAGCACACACGGGCAGGCCGCACGATCCCGCATCGCACCGCAAAGCCATAGCAACAAAACGAGAGCGAGGTACGCTTATATCCGGCCCCGCACACCCTTGGTACAAACATGGCCGTGCCAAATTTGCCTATCGCTACTATGACCCACGCTATGCGGCGTGGCGCAAGCAAATTCTCAAACGCGATGAGAACATCTGCCAAGCGTGCTTTGAGCCGTGCGACACATGGGAGCATCGTGCGAACTCTCACCACATCCTGAATTATGCGCTCTATCCTTTTGCTCGCTACATTTTGGACAATGGGGTTTGCATTGGACACTCATGTCACCGAGAGATACATGGACTTAACCCCAAGCCTAACCCTACCGTAGAGTGTGAGTGCGGGTGCGGCGTCACATTCTCGCAGCGCGGCTTGAATGGACGCGACCGCCGATTTGTGAGGGGACACAGCGCGAGGAAACCCCGCACAACCATCTAACCCCAGGCACACGCCCATTCCCGCACCACAGGGCAGCTAGTACTACTGGATAGTAGTACTAGCTGCCCTGTCCTTTATAGACCCCCCAAAAGGCCGCACCTGCTACCCCAAACTGGTCACGACACTTATATGAAAAGCGATCCACGGAAATTTCATAAGGGTCGTCCGCGCCCCCCATGACGTCTACGACATTAGGGCGTTCGAGCAGGAGGTCGGGGGTGAGTTTGCCGCGCAGGTGAGCGGTGGCGAATCCTGGGGCCTCGTTGGGATCGGTGAAGACGAACCAGGCGGTGGGGCTGGTGAGCCAGCGGTCCACCACGACCTCCAGCAAGTTGTTGAGCGGGTTGATGTTGCCGAAGGTCATGTCAGGCGTGACGCCGCCGGCGGCGACCACCAACGTCGACTGGATCAACTGGCGCGCGACGAACTGGAGCGCGGGGGGCACGACGAGGTATTTGGGCTCCATTTGCATGGGGCCGCCGTCCGGGAACAGGTTCGGGTCGCCGGTCTGCGTCTGGACGCTGTAGATGGCCGTCTGCAAGCTGGTGCCACTGAGGGCCGACGCGGCGCCCGTGGCGAGGTTGCGGTGGGCGGCCGAGAACACGGGCGTCCCGTCGTAGGAGTTGATGTTCCCCTCCAGACCGACGCGCACGAACTGCTTGTTCTTGGTGCGGGATACGGCGCGCGCCATCTTCTGCGGCAAATCCGACAAGACGCCGATGTTGTCGTTGATGATGGTCTCGCGGTTGATGCTGAACGTCCGGCCCCACACGGCGACGGTGATGGGGTACACCGCGTCACCCATGGTGGAGTCCTGGTACTCCATGCCGGTGGGCACGGGCAGCAGGTCCTCCATCTCAGAGACGAGGATCTGATTGTTGGGCCGGAAGTCGATGTTCTCAACCTCGGCCATGTACTTGCGCCACATCTCTTCGGGCGCGATCTGACCGGCCCACTGCACGATGCGCTTGTACAGCGTGTTGCCTAGGGCGTTGGGGAAGTCGGAGGGGACGGCGGCCTCAGTCAACTCGGCGGCCTGGAGGTCGCCATTGGACTGGTAGGCGGCCTCGGCCAGGGGCGCGAGGCGGTTTTCGCCGGGGAAGGACCCGACGACGGGTAGGCCGGCCGCGAGGCGGGCCTCCTTGAACGCTGCCCAGAGGTCGAGCAGCCCGGAATGACGCGGCATAGACGTGTCTCCTGAGAGGATACGGCGCCCCTCAATCTCAATGGGGCGACAGGGGGGAGCGCCGCCCGATGGACAGGCGCCCGTGCGCGAGGGGAAACAGGCCCGGCGCACGGGCGCGGGCTACGACAGAGGAACAGCGAAAGCGAAAAAGGGGTCGTCATGGGGGTGCGAGGGGGCGCGGCACATTTACCCGCGCAGGTCCGGTGGTCCTACTTGGGACCGGACTGGGGGAAGAGCAGGATACGCGACTGGTTGGCCCCCGTCGGCTGGTCGAGCAGTTGGCCGATGAGCGTGTTGCCCGTAGCCACGGCCGCGAGGCCGGTCGCAGCGTTCTGGTTCGCCAAGAGCGTACCGGCCGCGATGGGCGACGCGCCGACCGCGTACACGGGATCGCCCTGGTTCATGCCGACGGGCACCGTCACGAGACCGATGGCCCCGGCGATGATGATGGTGGTCGTGGCGCCCAGCGCCACCGTGGTTTCCACCATCCCCGCCATGCGCTTCTCAATGACAAGGTCGCCGACGTTGTGGGCCGCCGCGACGGCGGGAATAACCGTCCGGTTGCCCGAACTACGGAGGATACTACGTGCCATGGCGGCTACTCCTCAGCCTTCGTGAAGGCCAATGTGTCGTGCTCCAAGAAGAAGGGAGCGTCGTCGGCGTGGACCCGCGTGGGATGCCCGGCCGTAAAGTGGTAGGTGCGCTGCGAGTCGGGGTGGATCTGGTCGATGTTGTCGCCCATATAGCGGGACTTGCCGCCCGCGAACGTCACCAGCGCGGTCGACTCGCCCTCGGCGAACGTGCGGCCGTAGCCGTCGTACACCGGCGTCTCGCCCTCAACGGGGATGCGCGCGGCGCCGGGGCCGTTGGGCGAGAGGATGCCCAGGGCGTCAGGGCCGCGGGTCTCAAGGCCGCGTTCGGACGTTTCGTCGCCGCGTGGGGACTCATTGTGTTCGGCGTAGGGACGCGGGGCGACGGCGCCCCGGTTGGCCTCGGCCAGGTCCTTGGGCGTCTGAGCCGCCTTCTCCTTGGCCGACAAAGCGTCGTACGGTGTGGTCTCGGGCATGGTCGGTTCCTCGGGGGGTACGGACGCCTCCACCGCGTCGGGCGGGGGCGTCAAGAGAGGCGCGTCAAGCGCTAGTGAAACCGGCGTGTCGTCGGTTAGCGACGTGAGCGGCAGGCCATCCGGCGCGTCGCCGGCCAATGATGTCAACGGCAATCCATCCGGCGCGACAAGAACGTCGGGTGGGAGGATCGTCGTCGTCGCCGTGATAGGGTCGGGCCTGATGGCGGGCGTGACCGCGCTTTCATCGCCCAGGACCAGCACAGAGGATGTATCTTTCGCGGCGCGTGGCATCAGCGTGCCCTCCGCGCGCCCGGCGTCACCACGCCCCGCGTCCGCTCGTGCGGCAGCACGTCGGAGGTGGAGAGGTCGGTGGCGCGCTCGATGCGGTAGGCGGGATAGGAGAGCACATAGTCCACGTCGTCCTCGTGAACGAGTGTCGTCTGACCCAGTTTGAAGTGGTAGGGGATGCCCGAGATGGTCAACCGTTCGCGCACCGGGACGTACGGCGCAGGCTCTTTGCCCGTGGCGCGCGTCTTCTCGGCGCGTGCGGCCCACGCCTCGTGCTGGCTGTCCTCATCCATACCAGGGATGACGGCCTGGAACTCGGCCACCCTGTCGTCGTTGTCCTCGTCCGGCACGAGGATGTCGATATCCTGGTCGTGCAACATGCCCTGCCGCTTGCCGCGATACACCAACCCCACCTCGTCGGGATGGCGACGACGCGCGGGCGCCGTCCGCTTGCCCGCCAACGGATCGGCTAGGTGCGCCAGGTCGCGGTCGAGCGTGCGGTCGGGGGCCAGCGTGTCCGCGCGATCCAGCGTCTGCTGCTCGCGTTGAATACGCGCCTCATCGGCGCGCGTCAGGGGTTCCGGCACGTCCAACACAGCGGTTGCCGACGCTTGGGCAGCGCGGTGACTGGGGATGATCTGCCGCGCCTCAATCAGCGCGTCACCCCGACGAGCGCCGCCACTTTTGCGCGGCGTGGGCGCGGTCGATGCGGTGGATGTGGTCGATGCCTGGCGGGCCATCTACGCGGCCCCCAGAATGGCGTCGAGGCGCTTGGTCGCGGCAGCGGCGACCTGGCCGACCGTCCCCGTCCCGACCGACGTCTCGATTACAGGTGCGCCCTGTCCGCCCATGGCGGAGGCGCGTGCGGTCGGGACCTTGGCGATGTAGTCGTCCAGGCGCGCGTTGGCCTCACGCAGCGCGGTGAGCGGACCACTGGCGGCCTCGGTCAGGCCGGTCGGCGCGCCCGTGGACGCGGCGCCCATGCCCCGGATGACAGAGGTGGGACCGGCGACACTCTTGATGTACGCCTTCTCGGCCTCGGCGGCGGCCTGGACCTGAGCCGTCAGGTCCTCCGGCGTGGCGAACGTGGCGTACTCGCCGAAGCCGCATGTCGCCTCGGTGAACTGTGCCAGCACGCGCCGCTCGGCGGCCTCGGGCAGCGCGGTCGCGCCGACAGCGCGCTCGACCAGCGTGCGCGTGTCGCGCACGTTGAGGTCACGCTCCATCGTGTACAGGCGATCCTCGTATTCCTTGCGCATCGCCTCGATCAGGTCGGTCTGCCGCGCCGTCTCGACGGAGAGGGCGGTCTGCTTGTCGTGGTCGGCGGCCTCGCGCAACTCGGTGCGGACGCGCGCTTCGGTGTCCGTGGCGGCCTTCTCGGCGGCGGCGCGCTCGATCTCGGCCACGATGTCCCCGCGCGCCTCGCGCAGGTCGGTCAGGGTGACTTGCTCCAACATCTCAGTTCGTACCTCGTGCCTCTCGGCCTCGCTAAAGACGACACGGGCCGTGTCGTTATCCGTGTTGTGGTCCGTGGCATTGTCGGCCCCGTCGCCAGACGCCACGGTGGCTGGGTCGTTGAGCGCCACGCGCCGCGACTCCAGCAAGCGGACCACGCCACCGCGCGCGCCCGGTTCGGTGACGATATCCACGCTGCCGAACGTGTCGATGGACTCCACGATGGCGGCCTTGCGCCCGCCCACGGTACCGTGGGCCACCATGCCCTTGGTGTCGATGGAGAGGGCCAACTCATCGGGCGCGGCGGCGGCGCGGTCGATCAGCCACGGGTCGTAGGCGCGCATGACGCCGCGCACCTCGTTGGTCTGGGGGTCCCACCAGGACTCACGCATCGTCGCCGCCCATTTGGTCACGTCGCGCTCGGGGCGTTCCCGCCGCTCCGTGGCCGTGGGGTGGTTCAGGTAGCACTTCAGGCCCTTGAACTTCGGGGCCGCCGGCTTCAGGGCCGCCTCGGTGTAGTAGACGGGTAGACCACCGTGCCGTGACGCGCCGAAACCGGGTGAGATGATGCGGACCTCCATGTCGCGGTGCGTGCGGTCCACATGGCGCACCACGTTGGTCGCCGCTTCGCGCAACGACGATGGGGCCATCGCCCCCGTCGCATGGATGTCCAGCCTGTCGTCGTTTCCGTCGCTCCCGTCGCCATGGTGCGTCGCGGGCGCGTCCGCGACACTGGATGCGGGTAGCGCGGCCTCCGCGAGAGCGGCTTCGGCCAGGGGGGCACGTCCGCCCGTCGAGGCCGTCAAAGCCGCCGGCGCGGCCGGGGCGTCCGTGTCCGGCGCTCCCGGCGTGTCGGTGTCGCCGTCGTGGTCTGGGTCGTTGGCGTAGGCGGCCATGGGCGATCCTCCGTACAGGAGGTAGCCGACACGACCAGCGGAGGGGCGCCGCTCATCAGGCGAGGCGTCGCGATCCTCTTTGTGCCCTTTGTGGTACGTCTTGATGGCGTCGATGTCGTCGTCATCAAGCGGGTCGTGGCGGGCATGGCCGGCGATCTTATGGGCCATCTCCACCGCGTCGTCGTCGCCGTGGCCTAACTGGTCATGCCAGTTGAGGCCGGCGCGCGCGTTGGCCTTCGCCTTGGTGGGCGGGTTGTACATCGTGCCGTCTCCCCCGTCGGATGCGCCGCCCGACGTGTCGCCGAACGCCTCACGCATCCCGGCGGTCCTGTGTGTGTCGTGCGTCAGCGGCATGCGCGTCGCGTCGTCTTTGTCTTTGTGGCGCCGCATGTCGTCGTGCGCGTCGAAGTCGGTGGTATCGACGCCGAACTTTTCGAGCGCCGCGAGGATGCGCACTTTCGCTTGGCGCTTCTCGGCGTGGGATAGGCCCTCCGTGCGGGACAGCATCGACCACGCGAGGCGCGCGTGAGTGGCATCGGGCATAGGGAGCTGGCGCGCATACGGGATGGCGAACTGATCGTCGCCGAGCTTATCGCGTTCCTCTGCCGACAGCGCCTCGCTCAATGGAGTGGATAGCATGGCGCCCCCGTCATCCCCGTCTATACCATCGGCAGGGGCGATCCCTACGGCCTCACGCAATCCAGTCGGGGCATAGCCACCCTTGCGGTCGCGCTCGTGCTGCTCCAAGTAGTCGTACAGCGTTGTTTCGTCGGTGATACCCAGGCCGGGATACATCGACGCCAGGTGTTCAGCCATCAGGTCAGGTGCTAACCCACCTTGCCCCAAGCTTTTCTCAGGGTCTATTGATGACGCATCGGTATCCTGCGCTTGCTCGGAATTGGGTGTCGGCATGGTCACCCCCCCCATATGCACGCAGGGCGATAAATCCGCATGCATGCGGATTTATCGCCCTGTGTTATCCGATCACTACCGGATGCTAGAACAACGGCAATTGCCCTGAATGTGGAGTAGCCACTTTCATTCGATGCGTGGCGCTATTTGCCGCGCCTATCTTTGCCTTGTGTTCGGGTGTCAGGTGAAAGCCGGACTTGGGACGCTTAGGGGCATCCCGCTTGGCAATGCGCCCCTCTATTTCATCAAGCGTTAGACCTTGCTGAGCGTATTTAGCCTGCACCGATAGTGCGTTTGCTTGACGGGCATCGGCAACAGCTTTAGCTCGTTCCACTGCCGTCATACGTGCCCAACGCGCTCGTGCAGCAGCGCCCATCTTCAACCGCGTCCCCGGTAAAACAGGATGGCCCTTTAGCGTCGCTGATACTTTTGCACGAAACTCCGGGGTAGGTTTTATCCCGTTGGTCCCCTGACCGCCATCAGTTGTGTTAACGAGGCGATAGCCTAGTCGCCGCGCTTCAGCGATATAAAAACGTTCAGCCGCCATCCATTCGTCCACATGGACCCAAGCCAAGATACGCATAATGGGCATTAATCCCGCTTCGACAACCGATGTAATGAAGTGGGAACGATGGGTATGTCGGTGTAGATGCGCGGGTTTCACATGTTGGTAGAGGCGATGTGCAGGGTTCTTTGTTTTACCGATGTAACGCAACTCACCGCTACGCGGATCATCCAATCCATAAATAGCAACAGCGTCAGCGAAGGGTTGCTCAGAGGGAAGATGGGCAGAGAAGTCGAGGGGGTATACTAGAGGCATGGCGTCATCGCTCCTGAACTAGCGTTGTCGTCTAGGAGCGTTAGGTGTTGATAGCGCCTAACGCTCTGCCTTTATTTTACCACTTTTACCCCTATAAAACCTCATAACCAACGCTTTTTGAGTCGCTATGATCGTTGGACATGGCGACTCCTACCGTGCAGTGATAGGTGCGCTATAGCCGCCTGTGCAGGGCTGTGAGCATGGACGTTTAACGAACAGCGCCCCTGCCCGCTTTGTGCAGTTCCGCATGCCGTTCCGCTTCGGCGCGATGATGCGCCGCTTTGTCGCGTAGCCGTTTGACGGCGGCCTTGCTCCAGGACATCGCTGTGCTGTTCTAGGCGCAACTCGACCGCCGCACGCCCATCGACTCGTGTAGTACTCGTGCAAAGCCTTGACGCGCGAATGGAGTGCAGTCTATCATCCTAACATAAGCCATGGTTAGTGATGCAGGAAAACTTATCATGCCACGTAGTAAGTTCAAAACCAGTATCGAAATACCCATCTACCTGCGAGACCAATTAGAGACGTTCGCCAAAAGAACGAGAAGTTCCATGACCCAGTGCGCGGAAAACGCCATCAGGGCGCACATAGAAAGGGTGGCCCCAGACTCAATTAAAGCCTCTATGTCCCTTTACGCACAAGCTGCTGGTGAAGCTGATCTAGAGAAACGCCACTGTGAGGAGATAAAACAAAGAATTTTGAAAGTTCGTGGTGTCGTTAAAGAAGAATTCCTACCTGCGATGGCTACGTTCAGGAATATGTCATTCGTAAGACCCGGCTTTCCTTTGTTGCTATGGGAAACGGACAATGGCGCGATCATGTACAGTACGTCATTGCCGCAAGGTGCCGTGGGTTCACCCTTCCTTTTAGCACTCCTGAGCGTGTTATCTCACGGGATGACGACACTGCGCGCGTATAGCAACCCTGTGGCAAGGGAGACTGGATGGGACATCATGATGGAAAGCGGCACTCGTCTCGGGCGGATTCGGCTTGTGGCACTGATTGACCTAGAGGAGAGTCTAGATTGGATTGATACCCGCCTGACAGACCTGACAGGAAGGGTAGATTAATGACATCACTACCGTACCGTTTGCACGCGCAGTCTCGCCCATCGTTCGGGGCTAGCCAGTGTAAGGAGTTCGTCTACTGCCCCTACTGTTGGGCCAAACAATACGTGCCCGCTTTCCGTGACACATACGGACACCTCTTCGGTAGCGCCCCTTCCTATGAACGGGCGCGTGCGGAAGGCAAGGCCATCCACAAGACGCTGGAACTGGTGGCTAAGGCCACTCTACGCAGTGGCGGGACGTTCCCGTTCCCCCACGTTATCATGCGCGATGTGTCGTTGCCGTTCGAGTTAAACAGACCCGATTTTTGGAACCGCCAAAGGCTCGCTCTGTCGGGCATGATGGAGTTCCTTGTGGAACATGGCGTCACCATCACCGCTGCCGAGGTGATGCATGGCGTCACCCTCACCCACGACGACCATAGCCAGCAACGTGTCAGCACTCGTTTTGACCTCGTAGGCCACCGGAGAGGCGGACGCACCGTCATCCTCGACTATAAGAGTGGCATTGATGACATCCCATGGTCTTCAATGGATATGGGATTCCGCCTCAACGCTTGGGCGCAGTTGCGCATTGCCAACGACAAGTACGGCCCAAAGGTAGACCTTGTATACCTCGTTCCTGAAAACATCCTTGACGGGCGGCGCTGGTGGTGTAGGCTGTCGAAACTGAGTACCGAAATGGACACGCACGGGACGCGCTGCGTGTCCGAAATGGCTAAAGTTAACGATTCACGCGATCCTCTTACTGAAATTTGGCAAATGGGACGCAGTTGCAGCAATTGCCCTACCATGGCGGCAATTATGCGTCCCCGTGCGATGGCAGCATAGGAAGCGAACAGGATGCATTACGCACGCCTGTATCAACACCCCATACCTGATTTACTCATCGTCAAACAGCAGTGCTAATTGTGCAGATTCAAGCCTAGCGTGCTTGCCCTGCCGCACTTCTACCGAATGGCGCACGGCCCAATGACACACGCCGCACTCGTAGCGGCCGTTGCAGTCGCCGTGCAGGGAGTGGTCATGGCGACGCGCCAGCAGCGTGAGGGTGTAGGCCGTGACGGGGGCGGGTGCGGACATGGCGGCACGCCTCACGCTGGACAGTGCGATACTCAGAGGAAGGAGGATAGTCCGATGACAATACAACCAAACGGGTCAATCACGGGGCTATCGTGGCGTGAGATAGCGAAAGCGCGCGGCGTATCCGTGCCCGATGAGCCGCCCGTATCCGACGAGGAACGAGCATCTCGTGAACAGGAGATGCGGGATGCCCTAGATAGTGTCTTGAGGAAGATGGGAAAACATATCGAAGAAGATATTACCGCCCATCCCGATAACCCATATGCCCTATCAATCACAACTAAACTGTTTCTTGGCTTTCCCCGTGACTATATCGTGACCGATGATAGTGACGGAGAGATAGATACGCCTTAGCTCTTAATGGGCGTGAAAATGATGGATATTCTCCTCTGCGATACTGAGTTGAAGGAGGGTGCACACCGTGCCAAACCAGAAAGCCATCGCCGCACAAGACAGACGAGAAGCTAACTGCGCCTATCGCGTTGGCGCCGACAAGTGCATGACCGCAGCCATGCAACACATGGGCGCGGCGCAGGAACAGATGCGCGCGGCGCAGGCGGCACTCGCCGCAGCAGCAGCAGCTTTAGTGGGTGCTCACCGTAAAATTGATTGGGCCATAGAGCGGTACGCAAAAGCCGACTGGCCGCGCGGAAGCCTTGTGCCAGAACCCCTCGATGCGCTCTGCTTGCCATCGCATGTGCGTAATACACTCTTTCGCGCGGGCATCGACACCGTTGAGGAAGTGCGTACCATGGACGCCGCCGCACTGAAAGCGATACACAATATAGGACCTGACGCGCAGGCAACGGTTCAAGACGCGCTGGCGCGCTACGAAAGCGAAAGGCGTCCACGCATCCCGTAGACGGCGTAGAAGCAACAGGCTATTTCCCGATCATAGACACACTGAACGTAAACGAGGGCGTCGCGCCGCCAATCGTCCAGCGTAGGCGCACCGTCGCGCCAAACGCGACGTTCGTGGCCGCACCGACGCCGAGATGCGCCACCGTCTGCCCCACGGCGGTCACAGCGGTTGATGTCCAGAGGGTATACCACACGCCATCCGCACCCAAACTGTCAAGAGCAAGTGTCAGCGTGGGCGTCGTGCCAGCCACGGCGGTCACGTTCGCAGCCACCAGCAATTCACGATAACCGATGACGGACAGGTTCCCACTCACGCCATTGGCGGTTTGCGCGGCGCTGGCCTGATTCAGGATCGCGCCCCCACTCGATCCAACGGCATAGGGGTTGCCCGATATAGGGTCAATGAGCGCCATGCCGGGATAGATGCCAGTGGGCGTGACGACGGCCTTATGCACGTAGCCGCCCGGTTGTAGTTCGCTGGTCTCCGACATGGTGATGCTTCTCCCATAGACAAATCGTGCCGCTAGATGCTTTCACTGACGGCCAGTTGCGCCTCGCTTAGGTTGCCGTAAATGCCCGCAAAGTGGCGTCCATCGCCATCGAAGCGCACAGCTTTCCATTGCCCACGGTCGGGAGTGCGCGCCACGTAGCCCCGTATCGTATAGTCGTCGGCAAGCAGGATATAGCGCTCGGGATAATCGCGGTTCAGGTCAACATCCGCGCCCGCATACCAGCGGCTACCATCTGAGGTAGGTGGCGGAGGCACCAAGCCTGACGCGAACAACGGTTCACCTTGCGGCGGGTCGCCCAAGGGCGTGACACCCTGATAGCCACCGACTCGCATCTGGTTGTGCCACTGCGTGAGATGCCGCTTTTCCTCTTCATCTGTGCGTGCGCTCATGACATCCCGCCCTGACCCTTGGGCACATAGGCCTTGTCCTGCCGCTCATAGCCGGGAATGATGACCCAGCCCCCATCGTCGCGCGGCAATGCATCCCCGACAGAAGCGAGGGCGCCCTGTCCGTGTCTTTCACACGCTACGAGATACGGGTCACCGAACGGGTCGCTGTTCGTTTCCAGCGCGAAAATCAACGTCAATCGCGTGTCATCCGCAGGGATGGATGTCCCGCACAACACGCACGCATCCGTATCCATGGTCTATCGCCTGTTCGCTATGCCGTCTTGACTACCGGATGCCGCCCTTGGCGACCTGAGCGGCCCGCTGACGGCCCTTCCCGCGCGCGGGGGCTGGAGGGGCAAGCGGCGGGGTCGTCGGGCTTGTGGGCTTTGTCGTCGACGCGGGCGCCGTCGGGAGCGGCTTGTTATCGCCATCGCCCGATGTCTTATCAGGTTTATCAGGTTTATCGGCGTTTGTCGTGGCGCCGGAACCCTTGGATGAGCCAGTACCGCCGACTGAGAGTGGCTGCTGCCCTTGTTGAGCGATAGCAGCAGCCTCGTCTTTGGCCTGCTGCTTCTCGGCCATGGCATCCTCGACGGCCTGGTCCACGTCGTCCACGGCTAGCAGCGTGGCGCACTGGCGCGCATACAACTCCGAAGAAATGCCGCCGGCTTGCTTCATGGATGTAGTAGCCTGCGTCATCGCTAGCGTATCCCTCTGAACAATTAAGGGAAAATCGACGTACACCCCATCTTCATCCGAGGCAAGGTCGACCACCTCGCGCCCGTCGCGATCCTCAATGGTCCCGTCCAACGTCCCGGCCTTGACGGCTTGCAGGACGACGTACATGAAGATGGCGAGGAGCATGTCCTTGAACTCTTCCTGCCCGTCCTCGAACAGCTTGAGCATCGGCAGGTCCATCGCCGTGGCCGTCGCCAGGTTGGCGTCGCCGCCATCCCCGAAATAGTGCAACATGATGCCCGTTGCGGCCCCAACCTGCGTCATGAGCATACGCCCACCCGCCTCGGTGCCGGCCACGCCCGAATCCATCGTCAACCCTTGCAGGTCGACGGCCGGGTTCAGCACCTTGGTCGAGGCCGTGGCGGGAGGCGGGTTGCTCTCGTAGGAACGCGCGCCCAACGCACCAAGAGGGCCAGACGCGCTGGAGCGGTCCAGGGCCGCCGACGCGTTGACCTGATTGGCGCCGCCCTTCGTTTTCTTGACCCACGCCACTGACGCCTTGCTATGCATGAAGGTGGCGATGTCCTCGATGTAGGTCCGATGGACCGAGAGATAATCGAGGGCGGCGTAGAGGTCGGAAATGCCGCGCTGACCGAGCGCGTTGATCTTTACATGGAGAATTACGGCGTCTTTGTTCAGTTGGGGCGGTTTGTGCGGCAGCGCGGCGTTGTCGATGGCGGCGTAGTAGGCGGTCGCACTCTCACCGGCTTTCCATGTGCCCTCGCTGCCGTAGTCGTAGGTGCGCTTGGTCCAGCGCCGCTTGTAATAGAGGGGCCGCGCCTCGTCCTCCGGGTCGGGGATGATGTCGTCTATTTCCAGCGGCTCACCCACACGGACCTTGACACGCCCGGTCTCTTTGTCTACGAACAGGAAAATTATAATTTCGCCATCCACACGGAGGCGCGTCAACAGCGTTTTCTGCGCGGGAGCGGTGGTCAGGGAGAGGCGATTGTCGGGGTCGTTCCAGAAGTCGTCGAGCACCTTTTGCACGTTGGAGTCGTCGGCGTGATAACTGACGCCCTGCCCCAGCACGTAGGTCGTGAACAGACGGATGGCCTGCTTCGCCAGCGGGTACATGCGCCAGTACTGGCGGGCGCGGCCGATGACGTTGCGGCGATCTTGCGGGTTCATGTCGCGCGCCGTCTGCACGGCCATCGCGTCGGTCGTGAGATTTGACCAACCCGCGTCCTCAACGATGCGGAGAGGATCTGCGTAAATGTCCGTCGAGATGAACGATTCGCGGAACGAGGTAACGTATTGGGCTTTGCCGGCAGAGGGGATGATCGCCATAGCCTATCCTCATCCCCGTCCGCGCTAGACGGATGCCTTGGTTTTTAGCGCGGTGGCGGCGCCTCGATCATGTACTTCACGCGATCGGCGTAGATGACCACCGGGCCGTCCGGCACGATCCAGTCTTGCATATTCGTCTTGGCGTCGCGCACGGCGATCTCCGCGCCCTCTAGCCGCAGGAACGACACGTCGTAGTCGTTGTCCACCAGCGCGCCACGAAACGTCGTCTCAGCCTCATCATCAATAATGATGTACACGTACAAAGAGACACGGGCGCGTGTCGTGCGGCGCCGCTTGGGGGATGGCTCCGGTGGGAGCGCGGGTGTGTCGGACGTTGCCACGGTTGTCCTGCCCTGCTATGCGATCAGCCGCTGATCCGCACGCGGACGCTCGGCATGTAGTCTTCGAGATATTCGACTTCTTCGTACGATGCCGCGCGCTGTTGGGCGATGACCATAGCCGCCAGCATATAGGCGACGGAGTGGCAATAGTGATCTGGCCCATTCTGCTGAAAATGGACAATGGGGTTACCTTTGGTGTCATCCTCGACCACACGCACCGCACTGCTCATGTGTTGGTAGAACTCACCCACGCCCGCCTGATTAACGCCGCCGCCTAATTCACGGGCATTACGCGGTAAAACGAGCAGACGCCGCGCCACCATGGCCTGTTCCAGGTCCAGAATGGCCGTGCGGACGATGCGCACGACGCCCGCCACCTCGTCTATCGCCAGCAGATCAGGGCGGCTCCCCTCGGCGAAGTTGGGGTAAAACGCCGGCCACACACGCCCATTCCAGCGCGCCGCGAACTCCTGCGCCAGACGTGTCTCAGGGTTAGCGTCGATGACGCAGCAACGCACGCCGTAGCGATGCATCAGCGTGTCCAACTCCTCGAAGGCACGCACGCTATCGGCGTCAATCAGCTGGATACCAGCGCCCTCCAGCGGTAGCCCGATGGTGACGTGCAGACGCTTACCCACGTCCACGCCCATCACGGCGCCCTGTGCGGTGTCCATCGTCGTCAAGGACATGTCGCGGCAGGCGTCCAACATGGACGCCGACACATACCCGCCCTCGGGCAGGTGCGGCAGGCCGCAATCCGAGTTGTAAAACTCTTGTTCCTGGGTTGCCGTGGCGCGCCCATCCAGCACGCGCCCCATCGTGTCGGCCAACGAACGCAGGTCAACGCGCGGGGACAGCAGTTTGGTGAGTTGGTAGCCGTGCCACGGCGCGTCGGACTTGCCCGCGACCCACCGACCCTCCGAGAGGCGGTCGGCGGTCATGTCGCCGCGACAATGCTGACACGCGACCCGCGCTGTCTCCGCATTGAGATGCGTCAGCAACTCCATGGCTTGCCACGCGCCGCAGTGGGAACAGCGCACCTCATAGACAGATTGCGTGGACTGGTCCCAGCGTGCGCCTGCCTCATCGGCGGGATAGCGCGGCGTCGAACCAGCACGCACCCACCCCAGAAGGGATGATCCTAGGCGCTTCTCAAGTACGTCAATAGTACCAGGGGGATACTGCGCGATTTCATCGCACAGCACGATGTCGGCGTCTACCGAGATAAGCGATTCACGCGTCTGCGCGCCGCGTACATAAATGAAACCGTCGCCGATACGCTTCAACCCGACGTTCATGGGCGCTTCGGTGCGCGCGATGATGTCGGGCGACCCCTTGATAGCCTTGTCGATACGCGCGACACTGAAGTCCTGCGCCTGCCGGTCTTTGGGGAACACGAACAGTGCGTTGCCGCGGCCACCTTGTTTAGTATAGGGACACCAGCACGCCGTGTTGACTAGGAACTCGGACACGAAGACCTGTGCCGCCTTACGAATAACAAGGCGCGGATGGCGGTCGGCGTAGATGCCCTGGAGCGCGTAGGTCACATCGAAGGCGCGACCATCAATCAGGCGGTGCGCCAGCGTCCACTTGAGCAGCAGTTGATTGGTGAGGAAGTCCGAGTTGGCGCTGTAGCTCGATAAGGTGCTGCTGGGCGCTATGGACGGCGCTGATGCGTTCAATGTACGCTTCCCTCGCTACGGGGTCCGTCAAGCGCGCGAACGCCTCCTCGGGCGTCTCCTCGCGCTGGATGACCGTGTGCGCGATAGCGCCACCGTCCTTGCCCTCATGGGCCACGCGCGTCGGCGCGTCCCACCCATTGAGCTTCCGACGCTCTTTAGAGATGGCGAGCGCAACGACGATGGCCTGTGGATCACTGAACTTCGTACGCGAGGACAGGGAGCGCGTCCATGCGTCATAGCGCTCATTCTCTAAAGCGATGTCGGCAGCGTGCTCTTGCGTGCGTTTGTCCTGCGCTTCCGCAAGACGTGCATGATAGTACTTGTGAACCACTCCAACACTGAGGGACAGTTGCGCGGCGATATCACGGTACGTCCACGCATCACGCTTCATCTCCCACACAGCATCCATGTGGGCATCGCGTTGCACGTCCTCATCGGAGGGCTTCTTTTGTTGCTTGGACATCGCTTAACCCTGTTCACGCCCATAGTGTTCACGCGACAACGTAGCCAACAGCCGCCCGAGGGGAGCGCCCGAAAGGTTCCCCTCACCACAACGCCACGGGGCGACCGGCGGCTCATCTCCAAAAAAGAAGGATTGCCCCCGCCGTATCAACGCGCCCCATGGGTCAAAGATGGAACGCTAGCTGGGGTGGAGGAACCCGGCGACGTACGGGGTGGGATTTCTGAGGGAAAGGGCTAGCTACCAGGCGCGGGAGCAGGAGCGGGTGTACCGCTGCCACTGCCATCGGTCGGGGCGGGAGCAGGCGACGCAGGCAACGTGGGCGTGCCACCATCCGTGGGCGCCGGCGTCGCGCTACCAGCACTACCACTCGTGGGCGTAGACGCGGGCGTCGTGCTTGTCCCACCTGCGGCCGGTGTTGCTGTCGCGGGCGTAGACGCGGCGGTATAGGCCGTATGCTCCTGCTCTAGCGCCCCAAGCGCGGCCTTCAGTGCTGTTGCGTCTTCGGCTGACAGCGGCTTACCCGCCGCTACCAACGCGTCGATGCGGGCAGACATGGCCTGCTCATCAGCCTGGTTCTGCGCCACATCCGTCGTCAGTTCCGCGATCTCGTCATGCGTCGTCTGCGTATCGCTCATGATGTCTCCTACTTGCTTGGCGAGCGCATTGTGCGCCCGCGTTACCGTTCCTGCCCACCTAAACAATGTGGCTATTTGGCTCTCAATGTTCTGGATGCGGGCGTCGTTCCCGCCATAACCGCCACCGCTATAATCGCTCATGCCGGCGTCGCCTCTCGCGTCGCGCGTGTGTCGCGCGGTAGGCGTTCGTCACGCGCCGTGATGACGCCGGTGGCACGGCAGAACCGTACGAGGTCGTTCCAATCGCGTAGGCGCCCCGCGATGCTGCGGCGTTCGTCCGGCGACAGTGGGATCGGGTCATCGCCCGACGCGACACGCGGGCCATCCATCGTCAGACGCCCTGTGTCAAGAACAGGCATCGCCCACCACCTCTACGGCTTTCAGGCGCGCCCTGTCGCCCGAGATGGGCGCGACGATGCGCATACGCTCCAGTGTCGTGTCGCAGCCAGCCAGCAGAGAAGCGTTCTCAGCACGTCTCAGGCGTTCCACGGTGTCGCGGGAACGTCGGGCAGCGTCTAGGCCGTACAACGTCTGAGAGCCACGGACGCGTACGGCCCCCGTCAGGCCCTCCAAGGGGTCGTCGGCCATCACGCGGGGCGGATTGGAGTGATAATAGGTGGTGGAGCGGCGCGGCATGGGTCAGGCCACCTCGCACAGCGGGCGTCCGTCGTGCGCGGACTGATGCGCGAGAGATGACGCGTAGGTGGAGAGCGCCGACGCCATGCGCGCGGCCACCGGCCTGCTGTGGGCAGCGACCCTGAGTTGTTCGCGCAAGGCGTCGCACATCGGCGCGTCGTAGCCGAGCACCGCGCACCACGCGTCTAGCGCGTCGTCGCTCCGCAGGTCCGCGACGGCCTCATGATAATGGCAGCGCAGCGGGCGCCCAAAACGGTCGCACACCCCGCAGCGACAGTCGCGCACCAGGTCAATGACAACCATCTCGATAACAGACAAGGCCAACATCGCTTCCGGTTCAGTCGCCATCGCTAGCTCTCCCTTCCGGGGACGACAGATGCATGCGCGCATAGCGAAACAGCCCACCCGCGACGTTTTATGTCACGAGTGGGCTGTTGGCGCCAGTGCTAGCAAGACGCACTACTATACTTTCAGTCTATCCAACGGGTAGGCCAGGCGCAATGTTTACATAACATTTAGCGGCGCATGGCAGGGGGCGTTGCGCTGCCCGTTAGGCGCCGCGTTCGTAGGCGTCGCGCTTTGCCTTCGTGCGCATCTTATGGCGATACACGTCTAGTGGCGACGGCATGGTAAACGGCGCGTCCTCAGGCGCGCGCCACGGCGCGGGCGGAAGGTCGGCGGGGTCGATAGCGCCGCTGGCGGCGGCGCCGTGCTCCAACTCGGCGGCACGGGCCAGCGGCGCCACGTCCGCCATGCGCTCCACGAACCGCGCCACAGCGTCGCGCGCCGTGGACGGTGGAACAGCGAAACGGTCAGCGATCTCCGCCCACGACAGCGTATCGCCCCACGTCCCCTTACCCTCGTTGCCCTCACGGTCGATCAACCCAAAACGGGCGGCGACGACCAGGAACGCCTGGGGATCGTCGTCGCGGAGGCGGTCCATGGCCTTCAGCAGACGCTTAACAGAAAGGGCTTTGTCGGGGTCGTCGTCCTCCGGCGGGCCTTCAAGGTAGGTCAGCACCTGGCCGGAGAGGGCCGGCGTCCCCAGCGGGCCGATCAGAAGCGGGGCGTTCGGACGCGGGAAGGACACCGCGCCCTTTTTGTCGCCGAGGAGGATAACGCCCGACTCGTATTTGTCGCGGACGACATAGGTGCCGGGGAAAGCCGACGCCTTGTGCTCCTCGTCGGCGCGATCCTCTGCTTCCTTGGTCTCGGCGCGATCCTCTGCTTCCTTGGTCTCGGCGCGATCCTCTGCTTCCTTGGTCTCGGCGCGATCCTCTGCTTCCTTGGTCTCGGCGCGATGGGCGGCGATCACGCGCTCCCAGCGGTCGGTGGTCGTGGCTGGCGACGCGGCGTCAAACGGGTCGTCGGCGCCTCCGTCGTCGGTGTGACCTATCAGTGTCGCGTACAGTGCATCATGTCCAAGGCTCATCGTGGCGTCCCCCGTCCTGTCAGCAGGCGCGACACAGGCGCGCTCTCACTCTCATCTTACCGCGGAACGTGACAATTTTGTAGTAATTGCGAATAAAACTGGAGGGGCCGTCCATCTATTGGATGGACGGCCCCTCCGTGAATAATGAGTCAACTTGTCTTCACCGACCCTGTTGTCGTCGCTAGCCCCATGCCTTGATGGCGATGTGTGGGTGCCAACACGCGGCACAGACGAAGCGGTCGCGGTCCTCGTCCTTGATCTCCGGCCGGTTGTCACGGATCAGTGAGCCAACAGGACGTTGTTGACCGCAGAGACAGCAGACGTACATATACATCTGGGGATCGGCGTTAGTGTCAATGGGCGTGATGGTTTCTGTGACGTTCGTGACCATGGTCAGTGCTCCTTGTGGTTGTCGTTTAATCGTTTGCCGTCGGGCCGTGTTCCAACGCGTCCAGAAAGCGACGCTGTTGGCGGCGACTCTCCTCAATGCGCGGTATCTCCCGTTCCGCGCGGGCATGGGTCGGGTAGTTGCCTCGCACCCTGCGGCTGGAACCATCGTCCAACCGCTCGTACACAGCGAAGCGGGCGCCGGTTGTGGTCGGGGCGACGTAACGCGTGCGTGGACTGCTATCTGGCATTGGATCTCTCGCGGGCCGCATCGTCTTGGTGCTCATTGCAGCCACAAGAACGGCCAAACGTGCCTGGCTGAACACGTAACCATCCCTCGTGCAGGCCGTTCGCGTGATCCGCTTTATCGTGTGCACCACGGTCGCTCAGGTTGTAGCCCGCGCCTAGCGCGAGTTGCGCGCCACGGTCAAAGCAGCCCCACGCGCGCAGCTCAGGCGCGTAGCGTGCTTTGTAGCGCGGTATGGTTGTGTCAGTGCTGCCAACGTAGCTAAAATCAGTGGGGTTATTGTCTGTACGCATGGTTCTCACTCTCTTTCACAGGAACCTCCCAGGAAGCCCACCGGCTTTAGCCGCGGGTCAGTGACGCTAGCGCGCTAACATCTCAATATCGTGCATACGATGGTCGATCCACCAGGAAGCGGACGCGGCGAGTAACAGCGTGCGGTAGGACTCAATCGTTCGCTCGGCCGCTTTGAGCGACGTTTGATCGACAAGCGTCGCGGCCATCTCCGCATCGATGGCCGCGACGGCGGCGAGATGCGGTAGGAGGCGCGTTGCCGCGCACACACGTTGCATCTCAGTGACCACCACGTTCTCGACCTCGACCACTTTCCCCGCGCGAATCTTTTCGGCCCACGCGATTTGCTTGTCGCTGCCGGTGAGCGCCGGCAATGCGGGCATAAGGCCGCTTGCGTACAATGCAGCTAACTCGGTCTCGCAAGTGTCGGTCGTGTTCATCGGTCGTCGCTCCTTGCCCTACTCCGGGCCGTCCCTCCGTCGAGAGGAGGGCTTGGGAGGGGTCTCAGTCGCCCCTCACTCTCTAATAATAACACGCTATCGTGTCCTTGTCAAGCGTTCGGCGAAAGATCTTTTCAGGTGCCGCTGTCGGCGCTCGTCTCCGCTGGGACCGGGGATGGCTTGGCGCGGTCGGGGCGTTTGATGCGGCCGGCGCGCCACGTCCGTCCCGCCATGTACGCGTCGACATCAGCGCGCGCGATGTCCACCCGTCGCCCATCGTGTGAATCGACAGCAACGCGCAGATCGCCACGCGCGATAATTTGATGGACACGCTGACGCGTGACCCCCATCAGCCGCGCGACATCGCGTATCGTGAGGTTGCCCGTATCGTCCTCCTCGTCGGACGCGCCATAGACGCGGCGCGTCCGTCCCGCGAGGTAGGCGTCGAGATCGGCGCGGCGCACCATCAACAAGCGTGAGCCACGCTTGACGCCCGTGAGCACGGGAGGCTTCGGGGGCCTGTCCTCCGTACCGCGCCGGCCGAGGATGTAGCTGCGCAGCGTCGCGGCGGACAAGCCGCTGATGGTGGCGGCCTCGGAAAGGGTGAGCAGATCATCATGATTATTGTCAGCCATCGTTCGTCGCTCCTCCTCTAATGCGCCACGGCGACACTCCCAAGAGCGCCGCCGCCTCGCTTGTCGTGAGCAGTACGGTGTCAGGCATTGTAGCCGACCTGACCATAGGCGATGCCTTCGGCGTGCGGATCGCATAGCGCTCTTTTAACAACCTGCCGCCACAACCCTACAAGTCGCGTATCCTCCAGATCGGACAAGCATAGTTCCAGGTTGTACGACGCGGAGCCACTGCCGTTGACATCTACGTTGTGACGGCTCATGAACCGCTCGGCGGCGGCGTCAAGGCGTGTCTGATCGTCCGTGGTGGCCGTGCGAATGATGTTCCATGCTCCCATGTCAGTACCCTCTCCTCATCTATCTGCCTGCGAGGAGCCTCAGTCGCCCCTCACTCTCTAATAATAACACGCTATCGTGTCCTTGTCAAGCGTTCGGCGAAAGATCTTTTCGCGCGAAAAAGAGGCCCTATCCCTGCGCGGGGATAGGGCCTCTGCTGCCGTATGTACGGTATTGGCTAGTAGCGTCGCGCCCTTCTCAGGCTCTGTGCCGGTGCGGTCCATCCATTAGGGGCGCAGGGCCGGCACGGCCACGGACAGGGCCAGTCGATGCGTGCCCGGCTTGAAGTCGCCCGTTTGGTACTGGTACAGCACCTGGCGCTCACGGTCGGCCAGGCGCGTGGACACGGCCACGTATGAGGCCAGCGTCAGGCGTACCGCCGCGCACCCTGCCGGCAGATGGCCCACGGTGAACGTGACCCAGACCGTTTCACCGGGCCGCACCAGGCCAAGCAGGTGCAACGACGCGACGGGGCGTAGAGCGTGGGGACGTGTGACCGCGAAAACGTAGCGCGTGACCGCTCGGCGGTCCACGCACGCGCGGGCCGACGTGAAGATGGTCTCGCCCCGGATGACGCCCACGGGCGGCGCGCTGGCAGCGCCGGACGCGCAGGGACCCTCGCCGAGTCCGCCGGCGATGAAGCGCGCGGCATACCGTCCTTTCATGGAGGGCAGCCCGGCCACAAAGTCCAACTGGGCCGCACACAACGCGGGTAGGCGCGCTGGCGTCCGTAGCGTGGGCATGGCGACAGTTGCTGTCGCCGTCGCGGTCATCGTCGCCGTGGATGACGGAGCGCTTGTCGCCGTGGCGGTCAGACTGGCCGTCGCCGTTGCCGAGAGGACGGTCGCGGTCGCGCTGGGGCTAGCGGTCGCCGTGGCGCTTTGTGTGGGCGTCGTCATGGGCGTCGTCGTGGGCGTCGTCGTAGGCGTCGCGGTCATGGTTGGGGTGGGCGACGCCGTTGCCGCGTCGGTCGGGGTATTCGTTGGGACCGTCGTGGGCGTCGCGGTCGGCGTCGCGGTCGGCGTGGTGCACGCCATCACCACGAATTGTTGCGGCGTGATCGTGGTCGTGTGGGGATCGTCAGACCCGAGCGTAGCGGTGTAGGTGCCGGGATGCAGCTCAACGGGGTGCGTCGTGAACGTCCCGTCCGTCGCCGGTATGAAGGTGACAGACAGCGACGACGATCCGTTAGAGCCAGTGGCAAAGCCGGTGATGACGATGCGCCAGTGGCCGCTCGGCGGGTCCACGACGCCGCTGAATGTCTCAGTCGGTTGTGTGCCGGTGCAGCGTTCGGTCGGCGGTTGGATGCCGCCATGCCATGCCAGCGCCGCGCTACTTCCCCACAGTGCGGGGACGATGGTCGCTATGACGACCGCGGTACGAATGATAGTTCTTTTCCTCATGGTCATGTGTGCGTCCCTTTCTATTCAGTTGATACTCCCACGGCTAATGGCTTCGCGCCGTTTCCCCGGGCCGGCTAACTCTCCCAGCGGTCGCCCGTCGTCGCAGCGGTCAGCACGCGCTCCACCTCCGCCTGAGCTTGGCGCACCGCTGCCACGGGCGCTTGTCCGCGCCGCACAGCCATGATCGTGCGTCGGTAGGGTCGCGACATCACCCACCCGGCCCCGACGCCACACACCGCCAGTATCGCTATTCCCGCCATCGACTCACTCCCCCCGGCCAATGCCGCGCCGACGATCCCACTCAGCAGCGAGAGTGCTAGGACACCAGCGCGGCGCTCAGTCAACTCCAAGTTGCGCGCGACCAGTCGCCACGCGTCGTATCCGTCGCATATCTCAACCCACACCACCAACGGCGGGCACAGGATCAGCAACGTCACCCACAGGTGGCCCAACAGACGCCACAACCGCTCATGTCTGCCGCGCCATCGGTCATCATCGACAGCCGTATCGTCCCTGCGCATCGCTATAACCTCCCTAACAACGGCACCTTGTTCTTGGCCCAGCCCCACACAGCGCCGCCCGGCCCGGCCATCTCGTCCACGACGCCGCCTGCTCCCGCGATCAGGAGATGCGTCCCGCGTCGCAGCGCCGCTGGCACGGCGTTGGTCGAGAGCATCATCACGAGGCCGACACCAATGGCGACCAGCGTGTTCGGCGCTTTCGCCGGGTCCAGCCCACCTCCCCGCGCGACCTGCCCCACCGCCGCTCCCTCAACGGAAAAAAGATACATCCATCCGACAATCCACAGCGACACACTGATCATGGAGCGCGTCCACCATAAGCCGAGGGGACGTGTATGTGGCGTCCCCATCGCCGCCCAGCACAGTGGTCCTGTGAGCCATAGAAATAGCTTGAGTACCCATCCCGCCAACACGCCTAGGGTCAGCAACACCAACTGAATGGCGAGGATAGCCAGCAGGCACAGCGCCGCGATCTGGCCCAACCCCCAGTTGGCGGTCTCTTGGAGCGAGGGGCCGCGATAGGTCGTCCACGTCCCCAGGGCGTCTCCGTACCCCTTGAGTCCTTTCGCCCCACCGCCCAAACCCTTCGGAGAGCCGGCTGTCCACGCCCATACGGCATGCTCGATGGGTTTGAGCGCGCCCGCTACCGTTAGGACAATAGCCACCTCTCCGATCAGCAGCCCCCACTTCAGGACGTGATGCGCGCCATCCGCTTCCGCGCGCATCGTCACCGCCTCGGCTAGGATGCGGAAACTCACGAGGACGAACAACGCGGCGCCGCCCCACACCAATAGCGGTTTGGAGAGGTCGAACAGAAAGGCATAGGCCGCTGATGTGAAATCAAGGACAACTGTTGTGACCCCCAGGATGGCGTGCACCAACGCGGCGTGCCCCGCCGTCGTCACACCTTGCCACCACGTCAGCAAGCCCTCCGTGGCATTGGCCCACAGGCCAGCGAACACGTTCCTATCCCACCCCGCGACCTGATCGGCGACCGTCGCCTGGATCTGCACCGTAGCGCCCGTCTTCACGGTCCCCACCGTCCCCTCCACGTCGTAGGGGCCAGGTGGCAGGTCGGCAGGCAACGCCACGTCGCCCGCCGCCGCGCCCGTGGCGTCGGTCGGCCCGAAGTTCCCGCCGTCGACGGTGGCGTGTGGCCCGTGCGCCAGTAATTGGAGAGTGATATGGAGCGTGGCATGGGGCGGGAAGCCTAACACGCGAATGGGCAACTGGTCGCCGTTGCCGGACGTGCCCGCCGTCGTGCTAATGCCGTGGGTGAACGATGGCGGCGCGATAAGGCGCGGGCTGTAGGATAGCGCCGTCGGCGCGGGCGTCGCGCCCGGCGCATCCACCGTCACAAATGCCGTGGCCGTGTCGCCACGATTCCCGGTCGCCGTGACGGTGTAGGTCGCCGCCGGCGCGTCCGTCGGCAACGTCAATTGCGTCGTGGCCGACCCGCCGACGCCGACCAACGCCGACCCGATGGGGGCGGTCGCCCCATTGTCGCGCGCCCACGTAAACGTCACGCGCTGCCCCTCGCGGAACTGGCTCACCGCCGCGTCCAGCGTCGTCGTGCCCTGAGGGATGTGCTGCTGCCCTAGGATTAACTGGCCCGTCTGTGGCGCCACCGTGGCCGTGGGGGGGATGGCCGTGGGCGGAGGCGACGTGGCCGCATGCGCGTGCCCCGTCATGGATGACGACGCGCCACACAACATCACCGCCAGCGCCGCCCACGCGAGCGTGCGTTCAACCCGACGCCTCACACACATCATGCGACACCCACCCTTTTATCGTCACCGCCGCCGGTTTCGTCCGTCCCCGCCACGAAAGCACGCGCGGCGTCGGCGACCGACCCATAGCGCGCGATGTCCCGCGCCCGCTGATCTTTCTGTGGTCCGTAGCTGCCGAGTGTATAGGCCAGCTCCGGCACGAGTTTGACGTGAATCACGGCGTACTCCGGCGCCCGGTCGGGAGGCCGCACGAGGTACACGAACTCGGCACGTTCGTCGGTGCGCCGCAGGTCCGGCGCACGCTCCACAAGGCGGGCCGGAAAGCGCAGGTGGTCAATCAGCGCGGCGCGCCCGCTCTGCGTGCAACCCACGAAGTATATTTTGATAGCGGTCATGATCTTACGCGTTTCGGGATCGTTCGCCAAGTCCTCAACCATGTGGGTGGCGAGGAGGACCTTGGTGCGCTCGTGGCGATTGCGGCGCCCGCGCCCCTGCAACCACGGCCCCGACTGCTTAATCGTCCCGTACCCCTCATCGAGCGCCGTCACGGCGTAGGTCCCCGCCCGTTCCGCCAGCGCGGTGCGCAGGTCGGCCGTCGTCGTCGCCACGACGGCCGAGAGGCGCGCTGCCCCCGCCTCGTTCATGGCGAAGCGCGCCGTGTTGAGGATGAGGCCCGATGTTTCGAGATCCACCGTTGTCGGATAGTCCATGAGCGACGCGAATGACCCGTGCCCATAGTATGAGCGCATGCGCTGGTATAACTTGCGACACGCTTGCGCCTCAGTCTGATCGTTCGCCGCGCGCGCCTTGCGTTCCTGGCCCCGCAGCCATGCCGCCAGATAGCGTAAACGCGGCGTCCCGTCCCAGCCGCGCGCGGCGCGGCGCGCGGCCGCGGCGTACACGGCGCGCAAGCCCTGCTCCAGAATGGCGTCATCGCCAGCGGACGTCAGGTCGTAGCCGAACAAGATTTGGAAGTTGTCAAGCATGATAAGCGTGGGGTCGCCCTTAGAACGGCGTGCGAGGTCGAGCAGATTGATGCTCACACCCGGCGCGAGCAATTCAGCCTCTACCCCACCGTGACCCTCGATGAGGTCGGTAAAACTGCCCACCGGGTCGAGCACCGTCACCCAACCCTGTCGTCGCAACGTGGCGTCGAGCAACAACCCCATGACGTAGCTCTTGCCCATGCCTTGGTCGGCCAAGATCGCCACGACATCGGCCGCTGTCTGTCCCCAGTCGAAAAAGGCCAACTGCCCACCGCGCTCCGTGCGCCCCAACAAAATACCATCCGCGGGCCCAGGCGCCTCCTTGACAAACGGGAACAATGCCGACGCCGTTTTGTCTGTCAGCGCGAGTGGACGGTAGGGCGCTAAAGCCAGCGGCAACGACGCGCGATAGAGCGGCGCCTGCGCCTCCAGCCCCGGTTCAACCGTGAACCCTAGCGGGCGTAGCGCCGTCAGGGCAGCGTCCACCGCATCCTCCAGCGCCACCGAGTCGGGCGCGTGGAGCGTCAGCGCCACACCGACATCGACCAGCGCCGCGCGTCCGGCCCGCGCCTCCAAATAGAGCGCGTCTAGTTCAGCCGCGTCCCGCTGCAAGGCCACGTCGCCCTGCTCCTGCGTGATGAGCACCAGGCCGTCTTTGACGGTGGAGCGGGCAATGGCACGCCTCTTGTTAAGGTCCGAGGCGCGCATACGCGTGGCCTGCCCCTCCAGCCACGCCAGGGACGCCGCCTGGTCACGTCCGCGTGCCGTGATGGAGAGGGTGGAGCGCACGGGCAGTAGCGGCAGCGAGAGCAGGTCATCAAACGAGACAGTCGCTGCCCACGCGCGCACCCATAGCGTCGTGCGCCACTCTCCATCCACGACCACGGCGCCCGCACGCAATCCATCCAACGCGGCCGGCAGACGCGTCAGTGCCTCGACCTCCGCGCGCACCAAGGGCCGCACGGCAGCGCCCACCACACCTAACAACCGCGCGATGTCCTCTCGCCGCGCCAGCAGCGGCCCTTTGTCACGCCCCGCGATCACCAAGAGATAGCGCGCCGTGGCCATGTAGGTCCGCGCCATCTCCGCGCCCAGCCACCGATGGCGGCCCGCGCGGATGACGTCGTGCAGGGCGCCATCCGCGTCCTCGGCGCGATCCAACGCCGCCGCGACCCCCCAGGCGTCGGTCGGCGTGTTGTTTACCCACATCTGGATACGCTGCCCGGCGCGCGCCAGGCGCAGGATATCGGCCAGTCGGGCGCGCGCCGTCGCACGCTCGGTTGTGTCCTTGCCGCGCAGGATGACTCCCGATACGTCAAGGTAGGCGCGGTACTCGCCGTCGCTTGCCACACGCGCTACCCCCGCATCGTCGACCGTCACAATCGGGTGGAGCAGTGGTGGGTAGGCCACGTCGCGCCACAGACGCACGGGCAAGCGCGTCGGCCGACGGTCGAGGTTGATATAGTCGGCGATCATCTAAGAACCTCCAGGAGACCCCCGGCTTTAGCCGTGGGAAAGTTTACCGACGCCCTTTCTGTCGGCGACGGGGCGCCGATACGGTTGACCGCACGACGCCCTGCCTCACGCGGAGCCACGGCACAGCAAAAAGACGGGTGTCTACGCGGATGGGGACGCGTAAAAGGCGATAGCGCCGCGCCCAGCGCTGACGCGCGACGGGTTCCACCCCGTCACGCAGCAAGCGCTTGCCATACCACCCCCCCATCAGCAACAGGACCCACGGCGCGGCCAGCCACGGCAGCATGACGCGTAACCCCTCTAGCGTCATGAACATGTTCGTTGCCACGCCCCACAACACCCATCCGAGCGTCCAAGCCGCGCCCACGACCAACGCTCCCCCGACCGCCACAACCTGATGAGGGTTCCACTTCAAGCCCCACTGCACCAAGGGCCGGTCAAGCCGGGATAGCGCCTGCTCTGGGGCGATCATATCGTCATCCATCAGTTATCCCTTTTCAGCGACGCTTTTTTATCGGCGAACGACGCCGCGCTGATCTCTTACGGTTTAGCAGGGGCATTTGACCCGCCCGTGTTCGAGATCGGGTTCTGCACCGTCGCCGGCGCCTGCGCCGTCTGCGCCAAGTGAATCAGCGTTCCGCCGGCTACCGCGATACAGAGCAGGACGCCGGCAATCCCGAACCCGATGCCCTTGATTGACTGCCCCGTGTTCGTCCCCAGTTGCGTCGCATGGGGGATAATCTTCATCAGGCAGATAATAGCCCCCCCCCCCGCGACGATGCTCAAGATAAGCAGTAAATCGTTGATCGGTTGTGTCGCCCAGTCCATTCCCACACCCCTTCTCGTCCTGTTCTGCTAGTCCCACGCCAACGCGTGGGCCTCCACCAACTCACCATCGCCCCACACCGCCCCGTCGCCGTCGTCTACATCACCCCATCCTCCTTCTCTCTCCACATCGCCGTCGCTTTTTATCTCGTCGGTCGGACGTGGCGTATATGTCCTACTGCTTTTCGCTTCCGCTTTCGCCGCTTTTTTGTCAATCGTCACGGGCACGTCGGCCACGACACGGTTCATGCCCGCCTGCTGAATCGCCAATTGCTCCCGCAGCGCATCGACCTTCGTATACGTGCCCGCTGCCTTGACGAGCGCCACCAGCCGCTTGTCGCGGAACCACAGGCGCGTCTGGACGTAGGTCGGTCGCAGCCCCGCACGTCGGATATAGGCCCCGTCCCGTTCTTTCAGATCGTCCAGTTTGACGCCTGCTTGCGCATCGGTGTAGTGCTCCAGATCGTCATCGTTCGACTGCGCGAGCACGATATGTGTCAGCAATGAGGTCATCACGCGGTCACCCTGCGTGCCGTACTCGCGCTTGATGTCCTTCGGCCCTTGTGTGGCAAACCCCAACCCGTAGTCGATGCTGCGTGCCGTCGAGACAATGGTCGGTAGCCCGTCGATCTTGCCAATGTTGACGGCCTCATCGGTCAACGACCGCACGGGCCGCGGCAAGCGCCCGCCATGCCGCGCCGCTACCTGTGACAGCGCGTCCTTGGTGGCCGTCAGTCCCGTCACAATGACCGGCGAAATGGTCTTAGCTGTGCCTAGATCAATCGCCATGTACAGGATCGTCGGCACACGCACGAACTCCTCCCAGTCGATGTCGTTGCCGGCCATTGACGCTGCGACGCGCGGATTGTTGAGACACTTGAGCCGCAAGGTGACACCGCCCATGACGTTTGACGCCGCGCCCTTGGAGCCAATCAGCTCCGTCATCTGCCGCGCCAGCCCCTCAATCGTTGGATCGGACTGGCCCGCGTCCCGCTGGGCCGCGACGTGGGCCACGATGGTTTCGGCGGTCTCGATAGTTTCGTGCGTCCTGTTCCATGCCGCCACGTCGGCCATCGACACACGGCGCCAGTCACCGTCGCTTTTCGCGCGTTCTACGTCGCGCAAGTACAAGAGCACGCCGGCCACGAGGGCGACCGTCATCGGCCCGAAGTACGAATGGAAATCGCCCATCGACCTCACCCACGCCTCGACCATCGATTCGACGCCTTCGGGGTCTTCATAGATCGACGCCGCGTTGAAACGGACGGAACCGACGGCGTACGGATCATACACCCACACCCGGTAACCAGCGCGCCGCATGACGGCAATTGTCTTGCGCGTTATTTCGCCCCCGTCTTTGGGGTCGATGACGATGAGCGACGCACGTAGCGCTACCTGCAAAAGCGCCTCGCCAAGCACCCATCCAATGAGAAAGCGAAGCGTCTTCCCGCTACCACTGCCGCCGTTGACAAGCGGATGCTGGGCCTGAATGTCGCGTGGCAAAGAAAGCGCCTTTCCCGACTCTTTCTCAATGCCGAGATACCACCCGCCTGTGTTTGATGCATACCAGCCTTCTTTGGTCAGGATGCGTTGCCGTTCCGCCTCGCGCCGTGCGACCAACGCCCGCTCCTCTTGCTTCTCCGGGTCGATGCGGTCTTTGGCTGCCGACCGCACCAGGCTCTTGCGCGCCTCACGCTCTACCTCACGCCGCGCCCGTCGCTGGCCGATACCGCCACCGATAGCGCTAGACGCGATGAGCAGTCCCAGGAGCGCCGCCCCCGCCCCTTCCGGCACGGGAGCCTGTCCCAACACCGCGTCGCCCCGCAGCGTCCTGTACGTCGCCGTGAGCGTCACCCTGTCGGCGTCGATATGATCCATCGTCGTAGGCATCGTCAGCGCGTGCGCCGCATGGGCCAACGAAGGGTAGACATGCTCCGCCACAGGCCGGCACACGACGGCGCCACCCGCCATCAACGCCACGCCACCGAGCGTCACCGCCATACGTGCTTTCATTGTGAGAGTCCCATCTGTCGACGCGCTTTGTCTTTCGCCACGGCGTAGGCGTCCTCAACGACAGTTACTCCGTCAACAAGAGCACGCTTCCGCCCCATGAGCCGCGCGACGATACCACGTCGCTCACGCTCGATATGCCGCGCCGCGATGGCGTCTTTCACGAGTTCCGTCTGCGTCAGCACCGCCACGTAGATCGCTTTGAGTTTGTCTCCCTGGTCATCGGGCGCCGTCCGTGACGGCGAGAGAGGATCGGCGGCCACCGTGCCCACCATAGATGTTTTCGTTAGTAGGTCCACCACGGCCGCTGCGTTCTCCTCTGCCGTCGGCGCGCTCACCACCACTGGCGCCGGGGCCACCCCGCCATGCAAGCCCGTCCGCGCGTACTCCGTCAGCAGCGCCGAACGGTCCATCTTGCGCCGTGCCGCCTCGCTGTCCAGCGCATCCAAGAGGTCAGACGCCAGTGACACGTTCACGCGCTCTTTCTTCGCGGCGTCGGTTTTCGGTAAGGATGAGAGAGCCATCGCTACACACGCCCCCGCGTGGACAGACCCACACACCTACAAGACATTGAAAACACACGCTTACCTACCAAGCTGAAAACGCCCGTGTGGTGTGGATGAAAACCGTCCACACGGCCACACAGGGAAACGGCGATGGCACACATTACCAGCGCCCCGCCAGGTCGTGTATCCGCACCACTACATGCGCCAAAGCGGTCGCATACACGTCGCGCCCTTGAGGCACGTAGTATCCGATCATCGTTGCCAGACAGGCCAGCACGACCAGCGCCACCACGGGTTTTTCGACGAACCCACCCGACCGGAAATGGAACCACGGCACCAGATGCCAGCGCTTCTTGGGATTGAGCAGGGGCACACCCTCAATCGTCAAGGCGTCGCCGAGAATATGGACGAGGTAGCCGACACACAACGCCACCACCGCATCTTGTATGAGCGGCCACAGCGCCGTCAGGACAACGGCGGCGACGGATAGCGGAACCCACAGCGCCAGCCAGTGCGTCAGGAGTCGGTGCTTGTTGAACGGGATATGGCACACGATAGCGGACACGGGCGGCAGGGCCTTGGATGCGAGGGAGTTGGGCGTGTCGAGGTCGGGTAGGGTCGCCGCTCCCCCGGCGACAAGAGCGAACGGCACGACGAGGAGCGGCGGCAGGGTCAGCGCGGCCACGGTGGCGCCGAGCGCCAGGCCTGTCGCTAGGTGCGATGTCCCCCTCATTCGTCTTGCCTCCATGCCGTAGATGTTATGTAGCGGCGACGCAATCAACAGCCACAGCCCATAGCCGGAACGCGTCGCCGTTACTTGGTATAGTACAGCATGCATGCAATGTATGCAAGGCACACACCGACGGCGAGCATCCTGTGCTATCGTTCAGGCAAAGGGGGGATTGCATGCATGTCGGACACAAACAACGAGGAGGCCCGATTGAGCAGGCAGTTCAGCATCCGCGTCACGGAAGCCGAATATGAAACCGTCATGGCGATTACCGGATTTGATCAGCGGAAAAAGAATGACACGGCACGCATCATCTTCCGCAAGGGCTTGCCAATCGCGGTAGCCGAGATGCAAGTGAGAGGATTAGACGTGTTCCTGCCGCCCGACCCTACCGAACGACATGACTAGACACGCAAGGGCCGACATGCCGTGTCACGGCATGTCGGCCCTTGCGTGTCACCCCTGCCCAATCATCAATGCGCGAAAGATGTCACTAACCGCGCAACAAAAGATGGTCGCCGCTCCCGTCCAGACCTTTGGCTCACGACATTTTCCAGATCGCGTATGCGCTGCTCGGCCTGTTCGTTTTGCCGCTTCATAATTTCGTAGCTCGTTTCGGCGCGGACGGCTCGCTCAATGGTCGCGGCGTGCTCGGCATGGGCGCTATGCAACTCTCCGACAAGAGGTGTCATCCCCTCGCTGACACTCTTACCAATAACGGCCACGAATGCCTGCATCTGCATGGAACCCGCCGATACCGCGACATTGCTTGGCTGGTCAATGATAGAGTCGGCATTGCCATAAGCCATATCGCGCGCTCTTATTCCGTCGTGTGGGACATCTTGACGGATTTCCGGCAGACCAACACCGAGTTTACGGTGCAAATCGGCAAGGCTAACCCGCGTCTGCTGCTGACCACCCGTGTCGAGTATTGTTGTCGCGCCGATGCTCTTGTCGGCAATCCATCGCTGAATAGTGCGCTTGTCCTTACAGGCTATATCCGCCGCCTCTCTCAGCGTCACCGTCTTCTCGTCTATCATCGCAACCATCGCTATCCCTCCCATTTCGCCTACGACATAGGGTATGGCAACGGGGTGACGGTTGTGTCACCCCGTTGCCATACCCTATGTCATATCATGCTGAGTGCATTGCATGCAAGGAAAGTTCACATATCGTCATGCTCACGTAGTACGTTGCGCCAGCGTCGGAAGCGCCAGAACTGCGTCAGGTACACAAACCAAAACTTGACGGGGCTAACAACCCCTTCGCTGTGCATGCCATGGCCGTGGTAGTAGTTAATGTAATAGAGGTCTGAGCGGTAGCCCCATCTCACGCGCCTGTCGTTCCCACGTAGCGTCTTGCGCGGGCGAACTGACAATAGCGTAGGGCCTGTCGCCGCGTAGCATGAACTGGAGGCGCACAAGTCCGCCAGTTGGAGCATCCTCAACGGGGCCAATCCACGTCGCCTGCTTGTACCGCTCTGCCTGATTTGCCAACGATTGAGCGAGGTAGGCGTTGCCGGCCTCGGTCAAGCCGCCACTCATCGTCACCGTGTACGTTTCGTTGTCGTCTATCATGCCTCACACGCCCCCTCGTGCCCCTGCGGCAACCGGCACAAGCTCGTCACATGCGATTGAGAGTGGCGCGTATCCTGCCCGCATAACGGGTCGGCATCTACTATCCGCGTGATGATCTCCACGCCTAACACTTCCACGCCGATAAGTGAGCCGTCGGCGTCATAGTCAACGTTGACGCCCTCCGACAGGCGCCCCGACCATTTCACGGCGCGCTCCTCATTCTCCTTCAGATAGACATAGAGCGCCTTGGCGTCTGGATCATAGGTGGCGCGACTCATGACCCACACCCCCCTTCGTGGCCCCTCGGTAGCGTGCATGTGCATATGCCTGTGCGTGGCCCCTCGGTATCCCATGGCACAAGCCCGCACGACTCCGCGCGCCCCGTGCCACCCGCACGCTTAACCTTGCGCGGGTCCAACTCCAACCCGTCCAGTTCCGCATCGTCGTCATCGTCGTCAAAGCGGTGCGAGTCAGCCTCAAACGCCCTACATCCTTGATGCTCGAACGTCAACAGCCCTTTCCTGTGACTACGCGGGCTACCGCATACTCCCCAGTCGCTGCCCCTTTCCCCTTCAAGTTCAAGAAACCACCGACAGCCAGATGAGCAATCCCCGGCGCCGTACTTTTCAGCCGCTACATCGCGGTCTACCTTGCCGTAGGGCTCGTAGTCCTCAACGTCTAACTTGCACACGGCCCACAATTCATCGTGCGTCATCATACTCACCCAATCCCTATTCCGCAGACGAGGCACGCTTAAAAACAGCAGAAACCCAGGCATGCCCCAGCGGTTGCACGAGCCCGCACATCTCCCACCCTTGGGCGCCCATGTCGTCGAGGGTGAGCCAGTCCATCCCATCGCCGGGATTGAATGTCAAGGAATACCCATCGTACTCGTCAATAGCACCGAGCATCGTGCGATAGTCCCATCGCGTTGGCCTATCGTTCATCAGTTGCCCCTCCCCCCTATGTATGCCATGGCCTCTTACCCTTCATGGGCTTCCGTTGTTACGTGGAGCAGCATCTTCGCCCGTGCGTCGGCTTCTTTCGCCGCCGTGAAAATGGGGCGCTCCTTGTGTACAACCATATGGGTCTCATTGATGCGACACCACCACGTCATCTCACCCGTCTGCGGCGTGGACCAACTCATGCAGCAGAGCGGCAGCATCTCGCCCAACTCCGCAACACTAAAGGCCGCGTAGGTATCAGGCTCGTCAATCCATGCAGGTACGCCATCATAACGCTGGTGCGCGTTCTCTGTCTCCGTCAGTCGATAGCCCGCGGTCGTGTTGATCCAATAGAAGCAACTATCTTGCGACACTCCTACGTCACGCAGCGCCTTGGCGACATCGCGCGATACAACCTGATCTTCCAGTTTCATCGTGCGACGATCTCCCCGACCTGTCGGATCGCTTGCCGCAATTCATTGACCTCCTCGGCCGGCGTCGGTGCAGGCTTGCCCTTCGCCACGGCATCGACCACGCCGCGCACGCCATCTAACTTCGCCTTCGCGGCTTTGTAGCGGTCCTGTATCTCGCGCTGTGTCTGCTGATCGTCGTTGTAGGTGTGCATCTTCTCTCCCCTTCCTATGCTAGCGCCTCAACCATCGCGGCCAAAGCGTCCTCTTCCAAGTGGTCGGCGCATCGCTGGCACACTTGGCTATCCAAGCCGGTGAAGCACTGCACTTCAATCAGGTTGTCGTCCTGATCATACGCAGTCGTTAAATGCTTGCCGCAAAAGTACCAAGTGCAGCAGTGGCACAGAAAAGACAAGCCGCGATCTATCCGCTCGGGACAACCGCGCTTGTGGCACTTGCACTGCACACCGTAGCCGCGCTTCCGGCCGTCGATCTCGTAGTAGCCGTAGCCCATGTCGCGCCCCTAATCGCTCGTCTTGGTGACAATAGATCCATCGGTCCCGTAATATGTCACGGTCACTAGCCCGCGTTGGACCCATGTCCCTTGCAAACGCCTCGCAGTCGATAGCGGATAGACGGTGAAACGGCACTTGTTGCACACGAGTATCGCCCCGTCGTCAATCGCCCACAGTTCTAGCGCGGGCGTTTCCTCCCCGCACTCCTCGCATCTTTCTGTTTCGATGGTTATATCGCCCACGAAGATACCCTCTCTTAGCCTACTTGACACTCCACACGGCTAAAGCCGTGGGCTACTGACTGGATTTCTCCTCCCTAATCACGCCACTGGTCGGCGCGACTCTGTGCCGTACAAATCCTTAATCTCGTCGTGGAGTTGCGCCGCGTTCATACCGTGCCCGCCTGCCCATTGCAGCAGTCGTAGCAGCGGCGTCAAGTGGTTGCGCAGCAGGACGGTCATGTCGGCCAGTGTCGGGTCGGCCACATAGCGCGGGGGGATGGTCGGCGCTGTCGTCGCGCCTGTTTGCTCCGCGTCTTTTGTCTGGACCGCATTGACAAGGTAATCGCGCGTGTCCACCGTGACCGGGAGCCCTGTGTTATCCCTGGTCTGTAACCGCATGTCCTCATCCATGTTTTCCCATAGGATGGGGCTATGTGTGGGGCGCGTATGAACAGGGGACGGTGCGGCATCCGGCGCAGTCGGGTTGTCGGTGCGCTGCGGCAAGGGCGAGCGCACCGCGTTTGGGATGGGTGCGTCGGAGTCGGGTTGCGCGAAGTAGTTGGAGGCGGGCGCGGATGCGTCGCGCTCAATCTCCCGTAGTATCCGATCAATTACAGCTCGATCCACACCCGCTCTTATAGCAATCGCACTCCGCGACAATCCATCAGCGGAGAGAACGATAACCAGTGACCGCAACGCTTGCTGCGTGAGTGGGGTTTCACTGACAAGCCCATATTGATAGCGTTGTTTATCCTGATAAGCTAGGGATTTTGAGATGCCTAGATGTGTCGCAATCTCCTCTAGCGTTAGCCCCTGCTCCGTTAACTTCCCCACCTCATCGACACGTACTTTCGTGTGATCAGTTAGCCCGCGTCGATGAACGTGAGCATCCTTTACAATGCCATCCCGTTCCTGCTGTTGACGCGCTTCCTGCACCATCGCCTCTGTTACTCGTTGATGGTTGCGCAGCATATCATAGAGCGGCGCGCTATAGTCCTCGTGTAAGTTCAGGACAAGCACAGATGTTGACTCAGCAATCAAATCATGCGTTAGCCCGCTCATCAACACTGGATGACATGCTATCCTTAAGATTCTAGCGGTCGTACCGTGTGGCACACTCCACTCATGATCAACGGAAGCGGATGACCGATCTCCGTCAACCAACTTTTGCAACGCCGCTACCTTGTCGGCAAACGACAGATGTTGGCGCTGCGTGTTCTCGATCAACTGGATGAGCGGGATATCCTTATCATTCCCGCTCCAAATCATGCACGGCACCAACGGGTCGCCCGCCTCCAGCGCGCCCTTGTAGCGCCGATGCCCTGCCACCAGTCGATACCTGTTCGCAGCCCCGGTCTGCTTGACCAAGAGCGGTTGCAAGATGCCCCATTCTCGCACCGTCTCCGTGAGTTCACGCATCTTCTCCGCACTGTCGTCGTGCTCCCAATCTTGGCGTATCTGCTCCTGTATCTCGATCATCTCCACCGGGATTGTCGCTAGCACGTAGGCGTGCTGGCCGCCCCGCGTTTTTGCCGCTTGTTCTGTCGTCATGCTGTCCTTACTCCTTCTCGTTAGCTTTCGTGCTTTATGGGCGTTGCCAAGGGGTACGTTCCCGATGCCTGCCCTCGCGCGGCTTCCTCGTCAACGTTAACCATCCCCGTCATCCACCTCGTCTCATTCTGTGCCGCAGGTATACCATCCAGCGCGCTCTTTAGGGCATTAAGCGTGGCCTCTAGCTCGACAGTCAGATCGCGACGCAGGTGAGCCACCTGGCGAGGCGTTAGAAGGTACTTGTAGTCATTGATGCCCATCGGTCCTGAGACCATCGTAATAATGACACCCTTCGGCGCAACCTCTACCGTCACATTCCGAGGTTCGGTAATCCATTCTGCCATTACAATTTCCTTTCACCGTAGTGGAGGCTGAAGACATGCCCCCTAGTCTTTCTATGTGTTATTGTCGTCGCTTGGGACACGATGCTCTAACGTTCCTGGGGCATGCAGAATCCCGCATTCCACCGCCTCCTAAAGGAGGCGGTGGAATGCGGTCCCTCCTTTCAGAAACTAGTTATATATGCTTTTTGTGGTATACTACCGATATGGATAGGACGATACGCCTCATGCTCACGCCGACGCGAGAACATGGCGACCTGCTGGCCGCGACGGCGCGTGGATTTACCGACGCCTTCAATCTCGTGTGCGCGCACGGATGGCACAATGCAGAGAAGAACGGCGTCAAACTCCACCATGCGACGTACCGAGAGGCGCAAGCGGCGTGTCCTGCGTTGCCGAGCAACCTGCACATCCAGGCGCGCGTCAAGGCGACTGAGGCGATTAGGAGTGCGCTGACCCGGCAACGGCAGGGGCGACGTGTGTCCTGCCCGCACTCCGCGTCGTGTCCGCCACGCTACAATGAGCGCACCTATCGACTTGACTGGGCAACCGGCATAGTTAGCCTGTCCACGATGCAGGGACGGCAGCGCATTCCCTTCCACGTCCCAGCCTATGCGGCGCGCTATGCCGGTTGCCCCACCGCGACCGCCGATTTGATTCAACGCCGTGGGCATTGGTATCTGCACGTCGTCGTCTCCGTGCCTGCGCCGGATGTGGAGCCGACCGAGGTGGTAGTGGGAGTGGACATGGGCGTGACACGCGCCGCCGTCAGCAGCGACAACCGCTTCCACGGCGAGCGACGTTGGCGCGAACTGGAAGCCCGCGACTTTCGACTGCGTCGTGCGCTTCAGAAGAAAGGAACCAAGAGCGCCAAACGGCATCTCAAACGTCTTTCTGGCAAGACGACGCGACGGCGGCGCGACCACGATCATGTCGTCAGTCGGCGCATCGTGGACGGGGCGCCCGTAGGCGCGACCATTGCTGTTGAGAACCTCACCAATATCCGTTCCCGCGTCAAGGCGAAGAAGGCCAACGGCGGACAAAGGCGGCTGCATAGCTGGTCCTTTGCGAGTCTCCGGGTCATGATCGCCTACAAGGCTGAGGATCGGGGTATCCGTGTTGAGGGTGTAGACCCTAGGCATACATCGCAAACCTGTCATCGCTGTTCCTTTCAACACCGCTCTAACCGTCGTTCACAAGCGGAGTTTTGGTGTCGCTCCTGCGGGTATCGGACCAATGCCGACCGCAACGGAGCCTTGAATATTGCCGCTAAACTCCTTGCCAGCAGAGGCATGACCACTGCTGGCGGGCCACCGTCAATTGGCCTATCGTCTCCCGCTTCGGTGGAGGGACAAGCCGTCTGCTTTTAGCTGACGGTTATTGACGCAGTAGGTCCAACTGCGCTTTCGAGAGTGCAGCGGCGCACAAATGATGATAAACCATGCACTCATTACGCAAAGCCATCGCCGCATCGCTCATAATCGCCCGTTGCACTACCAATGCGCCGTCAGATTCTTCGCTAGTGAACGTCGTGCTGAGTGCCAATACAATGCTTGCCACGGCACCCTGCATAGCCTCACAAGCGTAGAAGTTGATGAAGGACTCATTAAGCCGGCCCTGTAATTCTGCCGGTGTCGGACCATCTTTCAACGCCGCCGCGTGTTCCGCTTCACTCATTTCCGCCCCCCTCACCGATCTAATGAAGTTGCGAGACAGCCAACACAATGGCGGCCACGCCTAACAGCACAAACAGCGTCGCTACACCAATAGCAACGATGCGCCAATTCATTAATTCGTTTTCGCTCTGAAACATCACGCTGCTCCTTTCGCGCCATTGGCGTCCAACAGCCCGGCCTTGCACTTGCGCGTCGTCACCAGCACCGGCTCCGTCAACAGCGACGCCCCGACCCGCTTGGACCGCATCACGTACCACGGCCCACGCCCCTCCCCACCGGCGTCCCATGCGCGGTAGCCCTCTATCGTGACCTCTAGACGAGGGTTGGCCGGGTCCAGCGCGACCCGCGCCACCACCTGACGGACACGACAATCGTCAACACCAAGCACGCCGCAGAGGAGATCTTGGAGTGGCTTTACGGGGCCGTCGGCATCGCGCTCCAGAGGCGTCGCCAGATACGTCCCGACGTGGAAGGTGAGCCACAGGTCGGCATAACGGGCGGCCAGCGCCTGGGGTGTCTGCTTCTGCCGACGCAGGTCGGCCCACGCCCGCGCCGTATACGCCTCCGCTTCTTCGGTGAGCTTGATGGACGCCACCGCATGCCCGCCCCGATGCAGCGTGAACGGCTTCCACCAGTGATTGATTGAGGGGGGCACCGCCAGCGTCACCGTCGTCACGGCCACGGGCTCACGCGCCAGCCGCGCCGCCTCGTCGGCCCACTCCTGGGGCAACGGTTCCGTCATGGCCCGCGCCCAATCTTTCGCCACCGTCATCGTCGTGCCCTCCGCTCTTTGATACTCCCACGCCTACAGGCTGTGGGATTCTTGCGCCCCCGCGACTACTGTCCTATGCAAACGCCATCTTGCCGGAGAGAGACAGGGCGCGCACCCCGGCGATAGCCACCGGATCTATCGCGCGCATCTCACGTTTGATCCGCGCCTGCTGTGTCAACCACTTGGCTTCGCTGCGCACGCAGCGCAGGTGCGTCGCCATGTGCTTATCGGCCCCGGCGCCGGAACCGCCCTTCCCCCGCGCGCTCTCAACGACGGCGACGTGGTGTTCAACCGTGCTGCGGTCCCGACCCATGATGCGGCCCGCCTCGGTAGCACACAGACCCGCCTCGTGGACAAGGAGGTAGGCCAGGCAGCGCCGTGCCGTCACCAGCGCCATGCGGCGGTCCTTGCCGCGCAACTCCTCAATGCTGATGTTGAAATGCGTGCAGACCGCCATTACGAAACGCTCCGCGTTCGCCGGCCCGAAGTGACTAATCGTTCCCATGTTTGTGCCCGTCCTCTCTATCGTGGCGCCCCATCGCGTCGTCATGCCGGTTGTCGGCATCCTCGCCCTCTCCGCTATCATCGACGCCGGTGTCAGGAACGGCCCCAAGCGCCAGCAACGCGTCGTCTATCGTCCCGACCCGCACGGCCATGTGAAAAGCGCCGCTGGCTGTGATATCGTAGTCGTCACACGCGCGCGTCCTTATGCCCCTGAGCGCCACTATCGCGTCGTGCATGACCGCCGCGCGCACGGCCCCCACCATCGCGCCCAAAGCATCCCGTTGACGCGCGTCCAGGTCGTCGTACGCCTCGTACTCGTCGCCGTCATCCGGTGCCATCGTCAGGAACGCTTTGTATGCAATCTCTATCAGCGCCTCGTCGCTTATCATGATCCTCGCCTCCATCCACCGCGCATCACTAGGGCGCACAACGGCGGCAGCGTGTGCCGCGCCACATGATCATCCAGCCACTTCACACGCATCCATAAGCGCCGCCGTCTAGCCATCGCAGGCGTATACACACGGCGCCGCACGGTGATCCGCTCTAGAACGCGTTCGACCCGCTCCTGGTCGAGGCGTCCCCGCTCGGCCGCCGCCCATTCGCACTCGCTCATGACTCACCGTCCATCGTGACAGGGGTCGCATAATCGCCATGTTCCCGGCACATCGCTACTGTTATGCCTTTGACGACCTTATTGTTCATTTTGATATGCACATCGTAAAACGCCTGCTTGCCACACATATCCACCTGGCAAAAGTCCATGTTTATCGTCAGCGACTTGAACACGGGGCCGGTCACGCCTTCGAGCTTGCTCATACGCCCTCCTCAACGCCCGTTTCCAGCCACCACCCGTCACGCATGGCCGGAATTAGCTCAATCTCCCCCGCCGCGAACGCGGCCACGATGCGCTCATGGCACGCATCCAACGCACCGACCTCATAGGTGGCGTGGCTCTCGTGGTAACGCGCGTCATGGGTGCGGTTATCGAAGATTATAGTTTCGGGATGTGCCCTCATCGGGCCACCGAAAATCGTTGAGACCGTAAATGCTCCGTCGCCTAGATCGGTCGTGCGACGATACCTAAATGCGTCCCAGTCGCGCTCGCTCATTCCTGCTGCGCCCCTTTCCTCGCACGCTCTACCTGCACCTGGCACGGTTCACCATAGAGCGCACTCAGGGCATCCTCCAGCGCCAATCGCGTCCGCTCTATCGTGCCCAGTCCCAACTCGATGTAACCCTCCCCGCCCAGCTTGTCTACGCGCAACGTCCGGTGCGTCGTCCGTCGCGCCGTGAACGTGCGCGCCGCCCGCTGCCCCTCTTGGCCCTCTATCGCGCGTTGTGCTGTCATGCTGTAAACAACATTGGTTGTTGCTCCGATGTAGCTATGTTCTGGCGGGCCATTTCGACATAGGCGGCCACGCGGTCAATTCCTGTGAAGTCACGTCCTTCCATGACGGCGGCGCGGCCAGTTGTCCCGCTCCCCATGAATGGATCAAGGACGTGTCGCGCGGTGGTAGAGACAATGGCACGTAGCGGCAAGCCAAGAGGGAACGGCGCGGGATGCGGATTCTTCTGGTCGGGCGTGATACGCCAAATGTCGCTGACCGCCGACGCGCCCTGATCTTTGAGCCGGAACGCGAGCTTGGCGAACACCACCACCCACTCCACCGTCGGCAAGTAATTCATGGTGGTGAAGTTGATGCCCCATCCCTTGCGGTCCCAGATGATAACCTGCCGCACCGGCAAGCCGGGATTGAGGTCGAAAGCCGTGCGGAGCATGCCGTCCTGCACACGCGGGCGATGGTTATAGAAAATGGCCCCCTCATCGCTTAGGAGTCGCCAGCATTCGGCAAGTACGTCTTTCTGCCAGGCCACATACTCATGCCATGGCAGATCGTCCCCATAGTCGTCATAGCCCGCGCCCAACTTTGATGAAGTCCAGAGGGTGCTATTGGATGCCGCGTTACCTTTCACCCCCGCGCCGGTCGAGTTACCGAGATTGTATGGTGGGCTGGTAAATACAAGGTCCACGCTGCCACTCGGCATGCCGCGCATGACATCTAAGCAGTCGCCATGTATGAGGTTGATCATGCACACGCCCACAGTTGGGCCACGCCTATTGTTCCAAAGTGGTACAAAAACCACGAAAATACGTGGATCTGAGCATCGGCGTCCCACAACCCACGATACTCAGGATCGAAAGATGACAACCCCGGCGCCAGGGTCGGATCTTGATCGAGCCGCGCCTCCAATTCGAGGAATGTGTCGACCTTGAATTGCAAGACGCCGCTGGCGCCACTCGGATTGAACGCGTTGACATCTCCGCTACTCTCGCACAGGATGACGCGCTCCACATAAGCAGGGTCAAGGGTATACGCGATTGACCACCGCTGCACGCTAGCCAACACGTTCAGGTCGGTAATCCCATCGGCATGCGCCTTGTGCGGGGCAACAGTAAGCCCCGTCAGCGTCAGCAGCGCGACGATAGCCCATCTGCCTCTCCGCGTGCCCCTCGCTCCTCTCCGCGCCCCTGTGCGCCTGTGGGGCGTTGCCGCATGCCAGCGGCTCCCCACCGCCTCTATTACGTCCATCGGCTTACCGTCCCTTCTCGTATGCGTGCTTCCAGTCGTCGGAGTCGTGTGGTAAACCCTGCTGCTTGCGGCTCATGACCCAGATGCGTATCCAGTCCGATTTGTCCACACTTCTGTCATTACGCGCGCCGATGATAGCGGCGGTTTCTATGCCTTGCTGATAGCTTGTGTCCACCGTCACCATGGCGCTGTCCTCTCCATCCATATCGGTACCCGCAGCCCCTATGACAGCCATCGCACCAACCCCTCCCACAGCGACGGCAGAGCCAGCACCGCCACGATGCCCGCGATCCCCAGGAGCACGCGCCACGCGCCGCCCGCCCTCACGGGTTCATCCTCATCGCCTGCACTGTCCTCGTCCCCGAACGCGTAGCCGACGATGCGCGCCGGGTCGGCCAGCGCCGCCATGCGTCGCACCTCCTCGGGCGTGGCCGCGCCTGCCGCGTACCACGGCGCGTCGCCGACAGCTCGCGCGTCGGCTTTGATCTGCTCCGGCGTCAGCGCGCTCGCCGGGTTGTCCCACAACTCCCGGTACAACGCGCGCACGGCGTCGTCGGCCATCTCGGCTTTTTTCGTATGCCGTTGGTGCGACTCGAAGGGGTCAGTCGGCATAGCGCCGTCAAACTCCCGGTCGATAACCCGCGCCGCCTGACGCTCGTCCCGCGCCTCTTGTTTGGCCTGGTCGATGGCCGCGTGTATCTCGCGCGGTCCTCGCATCCCGACTAGCGCCTTCGGCATCATCGGTTCCCCGGCGTCCGTCGCTCGCCCAGCCCCTGTCGTGTCGTTGTGCTCTATCATGCCGCGGCGCTCCTTTCCTGCTCGTCGTCTCTCTCGTTGTCTGTCTGTCGTTTGAGTCGCGCGATGCGCGCGTCGGCGTCGACCCTGGCCCAGGCGTGCCGGTTGTATGCGGAACACACCTGTTCAGGTAGGGCCAGGTCGAACTCACGCGCGATGGCACGGCATGCCAGCCTGTGCATCAACCCCACGCGCGCCGCCCGCCTGATGGCGCGCTCGCGGCATGCATAGCCGTGGTAGTCGCTCATGCCGCCTGCCCTCCCTTTGCTTGCCGCGCCTGTGCGCGCCAGTAGGCCATCGTCCGCGTGAGGTGCCAGACAATCCAGCAGCGCCCGATACCCGGCCTGTGGGTCCACCGTCGCGCCCTGTGGCGATGAATGGCTATAGCGCATGTCATTCTTTGGTCGGTTGTCATGCTTGCACCGCCTTTCGCGCCTCTATCTCTTGACGTACGTCATCGTGTATGTTCCACGGGTCGGGCCGCACATTCCCAAACATTCGACGCGCACTCTCATAGGCGATGCGCGACTGCCGATCGGCCAATTCGTTGTCGTCACGCCCCACCCATTCGAGGGTGACGCTCTCAAAGTGCGTCATGGCCCCACGCAACTTGTCACGCAGCGTGATCAGGTGCGGCACGTTGCAGGCGTATTGGCCGGTCGTCTGCCGGATGACCAACTGGCTATCACCACGTAACACAACCGGCCCGCGCCACCCGATGCGATAGACGGCGCGCAGCGCGTCAAGCGCGGCGCTGTACTCGGCTAGATTGTTCGTCATTCCCTCGCCGTGACCGTAGATCGTGTAGCCCGCGATCATCTTTTCGAGTCCCTGCACGGCAGGGTGCGCCAGTATGACCCATCCACCGCAGGCGTGACCACCTGGATTACGTGGTTCCACGAGTCCATCAAAATGGGCTATGACAGGTTCCATCTCTCTCCTCCTCTCGCCTTCGCCTAAAACGGATAATGGTCCGTCGGGATGCTCCTGAACCGTGTCTGATTACCTATCCACTCGATCTGCACACGACCCGTCGGGCCGTTACGCCTCTTAGCAACCTCTATCTCGGCGTGCCGCTCAAACTCCGGCGTCTTGGTGTAGGCGTGCTCTCGGTAGGGAAACAACACCGCATCCGCCTCAGCTTCGATGTCGCCCGATTCGCGCAAATCGGCCAGCATGGGGCGATGGTCGGCCCTCGTATCCACCGCACGATTGACCTGCGATAGCGCGATGACGGGCACACACATCAAGCGCGCCATTGACTTCAAGTCGCGCGCGATGCGCGCCACGTCTTGATGCCGCGACCCTTCGCCTGTGCCCGCGACGATCTGGATGTAATCGACCATCACCACGTCCAGTTGACCGCGTTCGCGCAGCGCCATCACGGACGCCATGATGTCCGCGACCGATTGGACCGGATGGTCGAACACATGGCCCTCGTGCTCAACCAGGCGCGCCGTCCCCACCTCAAGCGCGCTATACCAGCGCGACGACGGGTCGGCCTCCTCAACGTCCGACAACGGGATGCTCGTCTCCAGCGCCAGCATGCGGAGCCATAGCTGATCCTCCGGCATCTCCAGTGAGAAGATCGCCACATGCCGCCCCTCGCGCGCCATGTTGTGCGCCAGGGTCAGCATCAACGCCGTCTTACCCAAGCCCGGCCTGGCCCCGATCACCACGAACTCCGTCTGCCGCAGGCCACCTTTCAGCAATGCGTCGAGGTCGGATAGCCCCGTCGCCAATGACGGGGGGCGTTGGTCGGATGGCGTCCGCAACCGCTCAAGGAAGCGGGCGCCCACGCTGCGATATGACGCGTCCTCAAGCGACGCGCGCGGCGCGGCCACGGCCCCGGCGAACAACTCGCGCGCCTCCTGTTGCAGCGCGGCGGCATCCTCTTCCATACCCGACAGCAGCCGTTCCTGTGTACGGCGCGCCACGTTGAGGAGGCGGCGCCGACTCGCCAAGTCGGCCACGATGCGCGCGTGATCCTTGACGTGCGTCGGGTCGGGCGTCGCCTCCACCAAGGCGCGCAATGTCGGGGCGCCTTCATAGCCCGCGATGCGACGTGTGACGGCCTCGTAGGCGACCGTATGCACATCGAGCGCGATGTCGCGGTCGCACATGTCGGCCATGAGGGCGTAGAGCGACGCGTGCAGGGCGTCGTGGAAGTCGCCAGGGGCTAGCAGGTCGCGCACAAGAGCATAGGCCCCGTCATGGTCGAGAAGTCCACCGAGCACGGCCCGCTCAAGCTCCGGACTCACGAACCGCCGCTCCAGCACGTCATCGCGGTCACTCATGACCGGGCCTCGCACTGGCACGGGCGGGTGTCGCAACGATTGCAGATCGCCTGCCGGTCACGGAACTTGTGCAGCGGCGTCTCGGGACCGCCCTCGATGGGCGGGCGTTCCCGCCACGACGGCAGGCGTCCCCTGATGCCGCTCTCGCGGACGCTCTCCCCGCGCAGCGCGTGGATGGTGTAGACCGCGCGGTCGAGGAAGCGGTCCCCGAGGCGCCCGCCCATGTCGGTCAGACCCTGGTTGCTGCTGACGACCGTGGGCGCGTGACGTTCGTAGCGCGCGTCGAGTACGTCCTGCATTTTCTGGCTGACGTAGGCCGTGTCGTAGTGCGCCCCCAGGTCGTCGACGAACAGGACAGGAGCCGCCACGAAAGACAGCGCGCGCGCCGTCGCCGTGCCGTCGTCTATCCCGGCTTTGATGTGCTCGGCCATAGCCGACGCCTTAACGTAGCGCGGCTGCACCCGCACGTCGGGGTGCGCACACAAAGCCAGGGCCATGCCGTGCATCACGCGCGTTTTTCCGAGACCATAATCACCGAGCAGGAGAACGCTGAACGACGGGTCGTCCACAAAGCGACGGGCGGTCAGGTAGACACGCCGCTGCATCATGTTTGGCGTCATCTCGTCAAGCGTCGGTACGGCCGGCACGAGCCAGCCGTCGGCGTCGGTTGCGCCAGGAATCGCGTCGAGCGAGTCGGCCACGAGTTTGTGGCAGCGGATGCGCTCCGCGCCGCACACACAGGGGTAGCGCGTCCCGTCGCCCCCACGGAGCACGAACAGGCCACCGTGACAGATGGCGCACCCGTCGTCGTCGTCGGGCGAAAGTGCTCGGTTATGAAGCTGCACGGGTCGTCTCCTCCCCCGGCGTCACGATGCCGGTACGTCCGCACGTCTCCGTCTCGTGCGAGAAACCTTCCGCGAAGCCGCACCCCAGGCGATTGCCGATACCGCGGTCGCATGAGTAGTACTGCGGGATGGGGTTGTAGCGCAAGCCATCCTTGCGCCCTGTGCCGACCTGGGAGTCGGCGGGGCGACCGACGTTCGAGGGGCGCGGCGTCGCTGTCGCCGTCAGCAAGCCGTTGCGGTACGCCTTCAGCTTCTCAGGGCACCTAGACAACTTGAATGGGGCGCGGTTGGGGTACGTCCCGTTACTCCACCGTTCGTCCCACACCGCCTGCATCAGGCCGTACGCCTCGTCCAGGTCAACGCAGACGCGGGCGATACGCTCCGCGTCGTCGTTAGCGTAGGTCTGCTTGGAGCGGGCCAGGGTATCCCACGTCTCGGCTGTGTAGCGCTCGAAGTACCGCGCCTTGATCGCCTCGCGGCAGGTGTAGATCTCCGGCTCGGATTGCTGGAGCGTTGCCTTCCGGCTGGACTTCGATGTCGTCGCTGTGACCGGGGGCGTAGCCGGGATGTCTTCCATCATGGGCTGGGGCGTTTCAGCGTCAATCGTCCATGGGGCCACCACCGCCGGTCCCCACTCCGGCAAATCCTCAACAGGTTCCACCGAGCGGGCGGTCGGCGCGTTAGCGCCCGTCTCTTGTGCCTGTGGGTGTTGTGTGGGTGTTGTGAACGTGGGTGTTGTGTGTTCGCTCAGTGAACTAGGGGGGGTTCGCTCAGTGAACTGGCTACTAGTTCGCTCAGTGAACGCCTGGGGTTCGCTCAGTGAACTAGTAACATCATCTTTAGGGGTTCGCTCAGTGAACGCCCCCGGCTCCTTGTCCACAATGTATAGTCGCCCGTTGTCTTGATCCCGCGCGAGCGGCTTAAACTCATAGAGCGTTGTGGCCGTCTTGACCCCCTTAACCTTGGGAGAGATGGTACGACCGACGAGGCCACGCTTTTCCAATTCGGTCAGCGCGGATGATAATGTTGCGTGGGATTTAATGCCGCATCCGTGATTGATATAGGATCCGTCCGAACGCTTCATGCCGTCGGCAAACTGCGTGAAGCTGATGCTGTCCGCACTCTTACGGAACCCGTAGGTATGCCGCACGATGTAACACAGGACTTTCCATTCGGCGTGTGATACGTGGGCCATCCAGTAGTCAAGCAGTTCATCGGGGAATTGCGTCGTGTTCGGGTAAAAAGTGTTCATCACGATTCTGTTTTCCTATTAATTACGCCGCGCGTTATAGGCGCGGATTGTGTCGATAGCCGCGTTGACGCGCACGGCCTCATCGTGATTGCCGCCGTGGTCGGGGTGATGGACCTTCATAGCAGCTTTGTAGATAGCTTCCACTGCCCATGTCGGGGCATCTGTCGTGAGATGGAGCGCCGCATAGGCGTCAGCAATGTACGACGCGTCGCTTGGTGTGGGAGACTCCTCCTGCCATGCGATAGCCTGGGCCTCGAAGTACTGCTGTAGCCACGCATTGAGCGGGGTCGCCCACGACCGATCAAGCAGCCACTCTTTGTGATCGCCGTCGTAGCGCGCCGACGGGAACGCCGCCCGGAACGTGCGCAGGATCTCCACGAAGTACGCCCCGCTACGCCAGGTGACGGCGATCACGTCGCCGCACCAGACGTTGACCGTGGCCTCAGATGCCTCGTAGCGGCTCATGCGCCCACCGCCGCTCTCGGTGCCGCGCCGTAGCCCTTGCCCTTGAGCGCGCGCGCCGCCGCCTGATAGTCGCCTCCGTGTTCAAGGAGCGCGTAGGCCGCGAAGGGCGTATAGCTCTGCTCCGGCTCGAACGGGTAGGCGTTGCTGGAAAAGACGTAGAGGACGTTGGAGCCCGCATAGCCAGTCGTGGCGCTCTGCCCGTCGCCCTTGCCGGGGCGACGCCAGAACGTCTCGTCGCCAGCCGCGTGATCGACGCGCCAACCATGCGGGCCGAGGATGATGTCCCAGCGCGCCTCCGCATTGAAGACGTCACCGGGCCGATCCCCCGATTGTTCGCCGCGCGGGAAATGCGCGATGGGCGCCGGCGGCGTCCATGTTCCCAACCCACGCGCCGCGTCTAAAAGGCACAGTCGTTCGCCTATGGTGAGGCGGGGTACGTCCCCAAACGACCCGCGCTTGAGGTCGTAGGTGCGGCCCGTCGTATGGCATGCGGCGGGCGATCCGGGCGCGATGGCGTAGCCCCCCTGCCCGCGCGTCTCGATGAGCGTGTACGGGCGTGGGCGTCCGTTGTCGTCCGTCCGCAACTCTTGTGCGAGTTTCTTGTTGCCCATTGGGGCATCCATGTGGCGGTACCAGAAGTGCGCCCCCCCCGTGGGCGTCTCGACATAGACCAGGCGCTCCACAAGTCCCGCGTGCAGGCGACCCACGGCCATGATCCATTCGTCCACCAGTGACGGCGCGTCGATGTCCAGGGCCTCTAGGTTGCCGCTCACGCCCCCGCACACGAGCGCTATGCCGGCGGGCGTGTTGAACCAGTCGGTGATCTCGTCTAGCGTGGCGAATCGTCCTTGCAGGAAGGCCCATTCAGGCAGTGTCGGACGTTTCGTGCCGTCCGTGCGCACGGAGAGGACGCCGATACCCGCGTCGATGAAGCGCCGTGCGCGCTCTGTTAGTGGGCTCATCGCACACCGCCCGTCACGTCCGACCATACGCCGCGTAGGTGCTTGGCGTGCGCGGGTGAGATACAGTTGCTGGCCTCATCGGCGGTTATGGCTGTGTGGACTTCGCGCCTTAGATCCTCATTAGTCTCGTACTCGCGTGAACGCAGCCATTTCTCGTGGACAGCAGCCATGTCGTCTTGCCATGCAGGCGAGATGAATGTCCAGCGTTGTGTAGGTTCATCCCAATACGTCAGCAGCGGCACCTTAACGAGTGGCAGGGTTTCCCCGCGTACAACCTCGTAGCCGGGGGGAATGGTATAGGACGGCATTTCTGTTAGGCTCATGTTGCCTCCTCGTGTGAGCGGGTGGGGCGAGCGGGACCGTGGCTTCTTGGCGGTTGGCACGGCCCCGCGCTGACGTTATTGGCGCTGTCGCGCCCTACCTTGCAGCCAGGTCAGCGTCTTGGTTAATTCTTCGTGGGTCATCTGTAACGCTGGCTTTGGCAGTTTTGATGCGGCGTCGGGATCGGACTCAAACAGCGCGTTGACCTCAGTCAGTAGAGATTTCGCGTCGCTTTGTTTTGTCGTTGTTTTATCGGAGGATCGACCGCTAGCGGGGCTAGATCGATTAACGGGCGAGTCTACAACCCTGTCGCCCTCGTCAATCTCGGTTGCGAATTGTGTCCCAAATCCGATATGCGCCAACGCACGCCCTAACGCTTTGGTTTCCGCCTTCTCACAGGGACCGGACGGGAAATCCTTCTCGGTCTCTTGCCCCGTCCCCTCGGCGCTTTTAATCAGTTGACCGTTGTCGTCGAAGATGTCCACACGGGCCTTGAAAATCCACATCTTCTCTTCGGGCACGTACTTAATCAACTCCGTTGAGATGCGGTAATGAGGGCACTCTTCCGAGAGCCACACAAGGCGCCACTTCACGTCAAGGTACTGCTGCCCTTTGAGCGATCTCAAATGTTCGGAGGGATTAAACGCCATGACCTGCCTCCTGTAAGTTGGACCACACACTGCGGAGATGGCGGCCTTGCATCGACGTGATCGCCTCTACGGCGAGGTAATCGCGTATGGTACCGTCCACGTCCTTCGTGTTGAGCGGGTCGTAGGCGTTATCAGGTGCACGTAGCCAGCGTTCGAGCGCGACGGTAATGTCGCCGGACGTTGCGCCTTGCGCCCGCAATCGACTGTTTGATGCCTTCACCTGGACCATTCCGCCCCTCCTGTTTGCCATGTAAATAAGTAAATAGGTAACTACCCTAGTGTACCCCTTGACGCCTTGCACGTCAATAGGTAAACTAGAAAACAAGTCCTTTCGTGCATTGGTAAACTGTGCGCGGAGGGATACACGCATATGGACGACAAAACGGAAACAGGAGAGGAACTGATGACCGGGATAGAGGCCGCGCAGTACTTAGGGATGACGCGGAGCGCGTTGTATAGCATCATGCGGCGGGGTGAATTAGCGCGCGTGGAGACAGGGACGGGGCATACGCGTGAGCCGCTACGCTTCCAGCGGGAGGACGTGGTACGGTACAAGGACACGCAGCTCGCACGGCGGCGCGCTACACGGGGTGAGTAGGCGGTCATACGGCGGTCTCCTCGTCGTCGTCCAGTATGGTCATGTCGCCGGCTTGCGGTTCGGCCGTCCACTCCACATACGAACCTCGCTCAATCTCCTGGCGTAGCGTTTGGATGGGGATGGGGACACCCTTGGTTATCCATGAGCGCCCATCGCACAGGTTTGCCACCTTCCTTTCCTTGTACGCGTCTATCCACCGACGGGCGTTCACGTAGTACGCGTGTCGCAGCGCTTGGTACGGGAGGAAGTAGCACTGCCTGCGCTGGATGAAGGCATAGGCGATGTAGTCGCAGTCCAGGGGGTGCCCCATCCATCCCGGCACACGCCGCTTGGCGTCGCTCCACGTTTCGAGGAAAAAGTTGTTGTACGAGGTATAGTCAATTTTCTCCTCGATACGCACAATGGTCCCGCCCCCGTCCCCGCCCGCGAGTGTTACAAGCCGGTCGGTCCCGCTGCGCTGACCGTCACTATCAGTGACGTATTCCATCGACCGGAATCGCGGGAACCACTGGACGTAGATTTCGCGCCACATCGGGTCGTTTGCTTGCGTCTGTGATCGTGCGAGGTCGTCATCAAAATCAAAAACGCGGGTCGTCGCCCCTATGCCCCATCCGTTCGCGCTCATTCAGCCACTCCTACGGGGGCCTGATTGCCCCAAGCCGTCCATCCCGGCCTAGCTGTTCGTGCGAAAAGCTCTAAATAGGCGAGGTTGGGGTACATCGTTTCAATGGTGTCGTACATCTCAGTTGGCTTGACGCTATGCACGCCGCGTGGCGCCTCAATAACGGATGAGGGACGCACCGAAGGGTCAGGGGTCGGAAAGGAGCCGCGCCGGCCAATAAGGAGTAATTCGTGTTGCTGGCGTACCCAATGCCCTAACCCAATCTTGTCCTTAATCCAGACCATATTTGTGCGATAGACAAATCCCCACGCTGCCATGACACGTAACGCCTCTTTTAACTTGGGACTGGTGGCCCATAGGAACAGGATGGCGTCCTTGGCGACCCACGAGGCAACTGGCATGGCGCATATCTCGTCCAAGTCCATCGTGGGGTACTGGTTCTCAATAAAGCGGTTGGGGCTGGTCGTGCTGTCGTCGTAACGCCATGGTGGGTCTGCGTAGACAACAGGGAAGTCGGCCAATAATGCGGCTTGTTCGGGGGCCGCCGCTTTCAGTTCAGCAAGGCGTTCCGTTTTTGCCTGAAACTTTAGGCGCTCTACGTCCTCGCGAGCGTCGCGTGTTGAGTAGTACGGATTGTCGGCCTTGCGCTCGGCCATCGCCTCCAGAGCTACATGTGGATCGGGGGCGTTGAGTGCCTCCTTGTAATACTGCTTGTCATCGAGCAGTAAACTATTGTCCGCGCGGACAATAGTTTTATCATCATTTTCCTCAAAGAAGGTTTCGTATATTTCGGCATTTCGATAGATAGTCCGACGAGAAACGCCAGCATCCCTTGCAGCCTGGTCGATGGCTGCAACACAGCCGACACCGGCAATGTCCTTGTTGCCGCGACCGCCGCGCAGCTTGTCGCGTCGCTTAATCTCCGCATCGCATGCGCATTCTAGTACCGTCCGACGGAAATGGCTCCGCGGAAAAGACCCTCGATCTTCGCGCTGCTCACGGGGGAACGGGCCACCGAATATGCGGAATGTTTTCAGGCGAAAGGTACTAGTAGCCACGCCTTCTGTCCCCACTCACGGGCATATTGCCGCATCTGTAGCACTTGCTCATCAGTGAATAATTGCAAGCGCTGTATTACCGTTTCGGGCAGCACAAGGAGTCGGTTCATGGCGCCGAAGATGACAGCGTGTTCCTGTTCCTGCTCGGCCAGCATCGGGAAGTCAACCATATCGCTCATTTCTTGTGCGACCATCTATTTCTCCTCGTTCAGTGCGCCGTTTTTTAACTCATAGGTCACGCGGTCGGGGTGCATCGCGCAGAGGGTTCCTAAGCGTTCCCTTCCCGTCACGACCAACCGCCCCGCTGCTGATGGACTGATGCCAAGATGCTGGGCCGCAGATCGCTGCGTCATTCCGTGCGCGTCGCACAGGCGCACCACTTCGGCCAGCGTCGGCTGCTCAGACAGCAGGCGTGCGTAAGCAAGCCGCACAGCTGCGGTATACTCGGCAGTCGTCGCGTATTCGCGCCCCTCGCCCATAGGTTCGGATTGGGGAGAATAGGCTAGCCCCATATGCCCACCTCGCGCACATACGTTTCCACCATGCGCTTTGCCGTCACCAGCGATGAGCACGACGCGGCCAGGTCGTACAGCTCATGGAGATGCCCATGCACAGTGCAGCCGCGCGCATCAAGCGCGTCTGTAAACGCCCCACCGTGCCGCGACACCATCGGCGTGAAGCGCATCCCTATGCGCTCCACTTCCCCGGCCAGCGCGGGATCGTCTTTATCCGGCCACGACGCCCAACAGAAGGACACGCGCGTATCCCGGTCCTCTCTTTGCCCATTCGGCAGGCCGACATATGTTCGCGCCTGAAAGGGCTTGTCCCACACGAACGTCACGCCTGATTGAGCAGCCTCGATGGCGTATCGCTCCTGCTGTACCGCGATGGCCTGCACGGCGGCCACCCACGGCTCTTGATCGGCGTCGTCTAGCATGTCCCACGGAACGCCACTCATGCTTTGATGCGTGACGCTATACGCGTCGTAGGCAACCCGCGCTAGGTCGTGCTCGCGTATCGTGGCCTGGCCAATAGTCGAGGCCACGACATCGCGGGGCGCCCGCTTTTCGTGTTGCGGCGCCCGCTTCTGTGCATGGGAGGATGGCTTAAACTCGACAATCACGCCACCCTCCTTCGTATGTACGATGTGTGCGCTTGTCACATTTTGTGGTCATGACGCCACCTTGGTTGTGCTATCGGCCGGTTCAAATTGCCGGCACTTCTCAGCGGGCTGGCGCCACATGTCCAGCCAATACCCTTTGCCCCGCTCTAGGGTCAGATGCATACTGATGGGCTTGGCAACGGTGAGCATCACGCCGGGGCCGCCGTTAGCCTTGGCGCGCGGATGGTCGCAGCGCACGCCCGACCGCCACCAGCAGTCCACGCAGAACGAGATGACGCCCGGCCATGGTTGATTGACATCGAGGCGCCGGTAAAGGCGTGGGTGTGGCTCGATGAGGCGGGCACTACAGTCGCGGCAGAGCATGACGACGATGGGCTCGGGCTTGTCGTTTTCGTCGCACTCTTGCCATGGCGCGGCGCCCACGCCGTCCGTCACGTCGGTCTCCTTGCCGCACGATTGGCAGAGATTGGGATGCTTCGGGGCTGTTAGGGTCTCGGACAGGCGCGGCCATGGCTTGGGCGGTAGTGAGTGCTTGGTCATGACGCTGCCCTCCCGCTGTCCAGCCATGCCCAACGCGGGATAGCATCTTCCGCAATCCCAGAGTCGTCCTGAGCCTCGTCAGGACGCGTCAGAGGGCCGTGGTAGGGGTCCATGCCGCCGCCGTAGACGTAGGCCAGGGCGGTGCGGTTGTGGACGCCGCAGAGGACTAGGAGCGCCTTAGAGTGGTTCTTGACGGTGCTGGGCGAGATGCCCAGGTCGCGGGCGATGTCCTGGTCGCTGGCGCCGCGCACGAGCAGCGCGCCGACCTCAATCTGGCGGTCGGTGAGCGAAGGGCAAAGGGTGAGCCAGCGGTCGCGGTCGGTGGCTGTGATGGATGCATGTGTGCCTGTCGTGGCAGTGGGGTTGGTCATGATGCTGCCCCCTCATGGTGTGGCTCGTACTCCCATACCAGCATGCCCAACGCCCGCGCGACCGTGACTTCCAAGCGGGCGCCGTTGGACTGTTCCCATCCCGGCAGTACGACGACCGCCGTGGTGCCCAGCAGCGCTATTAAGTCGGCGCGTAGATAGTCCTCATAAGGCTTTGGATTAGTCTTAAAGTCAGCGTGTAATTCAGCGGGGCTTATGACATGAAAGCCCCGCGCACGTAGGTCAGATGCCGCCGCATGGAAAGCGGGGTAATTGTGGTTCGCAATGCCACTCATTGGTCCCGCGAGATACAAACCGCCTTGGTGTGAGCGACATAAGTCTTTAGCTTCCGCATTCATGGTTGCACCTGATCCCAAGCCAATACGATACGATGACCAATCCATGCGATGACGCTTGTGCAGACCGCATTGCCTAGCATCTGATAGCGTTTGGAGTCGCTGACTGTTGTGCCGTCGGCGTGGAACTCCGTCCATGAATCAGGGAACGCTTGCAATCTTTCGCACTCTACGGGCATCAGTCGGCGCACGCCGAAGAATCCCGCTACGGCGTCATGGCGTGATTTGCTTAATCCAGCAGCATAGTCGCCCGCGCGCGTGATCCACGACCGCCCACGCCCGTCCTTGCCGTGCTTGCTGTCGTCGCCCTGCTGCCAGGCAAAGGCTGTGACGGAGGCAGTTGGGGGCGTGGGCCAGCGAATAGGATCACCGCCACAGATGGGGCATGCAGGGAGTCTCATTGGGAACCGCGCGCCACACTTTGAGCACGTAGCGTCATCGAGAGGTTCGCTCTCCCATGGATCACGCTTTGTGAGCAGGACATGCGCTTTATCTCCGCCGCCCGTACTGGCGCGCAACGCGGTCGATAGATCGCCGCTGAGTTCCGCTGTCGCGCCACCCTCGCGCCCCCTGAGCGATATGCCCTGAGCCACGAACGGCACGCCACCTGTTATATCGCCGTTACCGGCCCTGAGCGTGCCCATAGGCCCGACATTGGTCCCCTGGCATTGATAGGCCACGGCCACCTGGCCGCCACCGTTGATGTGGCTCTGGTCGTATTCCATGGCCCGTAGTGTGGGCGATAGATCGGTCGTGGCGTCGGCGCCGTGGTCTTTGCTTGTGAACGCGATGGCTGGCCCCGATGGTATGCCCAGTCCCGTCCCGACTTTGAGCGTTGGGGCTATGTCGTAACCTTCGGCCAATCCGTGCGTGCCTCCGGTGGGTTGGAAGCCGATGTCATCGGCTTCCAACCCACCGGAGGCACGCGACGCTACTGGGATGATCGGTGTCCCGCGCCCTGTGCCATCCTCGCTGGCATCGTGCCCTTCGGCGGTTAGTGCACGGGTCGTTGGCTGGACACTTTCGGAGAGCATGCCGTCGGCATGCTCTCCGAAAGTGTCCAGCGTGTACATAGGCCCGCCTACTTGCACGCCTAACCCTTGCGAATACTCGCGTGGGCGCGCGCCATTCTGGATAACAATAGGGTCGGTCACGCTGCTGTCGCTCCCCTTGCCGTAGCGGGCAGTTAAACTGCCCGCTACGGCAAGGGGAGCGGTGTCCGCTAACACGGGGATATATGCCCCGCTCGTGTCTAGGTCGGTGCGGTGTCCCCCGCCTGAGTGGGACCCTCGGGTCCCACTCAGGCGGGGGATCAGGCTATCGGCTCCGTCGGCTCCGTCGGCTGATTGCGCTCGGAGATCGCTTGCAATGCCTGTTGCAGCGCCGGTGGTAGGTCGCGCCCGCGTTTCTCGGCGCGTCGGAGAATACCCCGACACGCCTTCGGGCTCAAAAAGTATCGAGGCGGCGCGACAGCCAACAAAATCCGCGACAACGAAGATGCGACGGCGCCGTTGGGGAACTCCGAACCACTGCGCGTCCAACACTCGCCAGCAGATGTCCAGCGCCCCTGCGTCGGCCAAGGCGTTGAGGGCTGCCCCGAAGTCTTGTCCCCCATTAGAGCTGAGGGCTCCCGGTACGTTTTCCCAAATAGCGATGGCTGGACGTAATTCTCTGATGATCCTAATCGCCTCGAAAAAGAGGCCACTGCGTTCACCTGCTAGCCCTTTCCTTCTGCCGGCGAGAGATAGATCTTGGCAGGGACTCCCATATGAAATAATGTCTACGGGCGTGAGGTTATGCGCGCCAGACGTACAGACATCATCAAGTAACATGATGTCTGGATTGTGGCGACGCACGACAGATCGGCACGTCGCGTCTATTTCAACACCCCAGCGTGTCTCTATGCCGGATTGCGCGAAGCCGTAACCAAATCCGTCGATACCCATGAATAGGGCTCCGTGTGTCAATGTGCGATAAGCCCCTAAGCCTTTCTTTTCTTCTGATTGGGGCATAGCCCTAGTGTCTGCTAGTCCCATGTGCCCTCCTCTCCCGGTAGCGCCCAGTCGATGAGTAGCGTTGGTTCCACGTCGCACATCTCCCAATAGGCCGGGCCGCCGTAGTGGCGCACCGGCCCTTCGTCTGTGTCCGCGAAGATCCAGAGCAGGCAACGGTGGCAGCGCGCCCGGCACAAGTCGTCACGGCCCCTAAGCCACGCGCCGAGCAGGTGCCCGCGCTCCGTCGCCTGTGCGGCCACATCGGCGGCGTGCATCAGCTCGTCTTGCTCGGTGGCGAGATAGTAGTAACTGATGTCTTGCATGTCAGGCCGCCCCTCTCCGCACGGCGTTGGCCGTCGTGCTCATCAGGTCGTCGTAGTCGAAGTCGGAGCCGAGCGCATCCCTGATACCGATAGGCGGCCCGTCCAATTCCAGGCACGCCCCGTCAAACACGACCGCGTACTTGGGGACGGTAGAGAGGCCGCGCACGAACGCGCGCCCCTCCGGCGTGATCTTCCAGAAACCGGCCTTGCCGCCGTCGCCGCGCGCCCTGCTGTCCGTCTCGATCAGCCGCCAGTAGCGCAGTTTGGCCCCGTCGCCGCCGTGGTGATTGGCCGCGTAGTCAGCTACCGTCTGGAGGTGTGAGTAGTTCCCCGTGCCATTGTCGGCGCGATAGAGCGCGATGAGGATGCGGGCCATGATGCTATTGAGCAAGCGCGGCTGGCACTTGACATGCTGGCCGCAACAGGGACAACGCACACCCGCGCCAGCGGCGGCGCGCATCGTATCCTCACGCGCCTGGGCCAGCGTCGGCCCGGTTGGGGCAGCCGGGGCCAGCGCGTCGGCGAACGAGAGTTGATGTGTGTCGTTGGTGGTCGGGGCCATGGCGCCGATGATGGTCATGCTGCCACCGGCCCTTGCCGCGTGCCTGCCCGTCGCCGCGCATTGTCCTGGTCACGCGTTGGAACACGCGAGAGGGCGCCAGGGCATCCCTCGACCGGGCAGCGACCGTAGGAGCCGTCGCGGTGCGGTTTGCGACGCGTGGTGGACCCGCATACGTCGCAGCGCACGGTCGGTCGTACCGGCAGCGTTGCCAGCGTGCTTGTCGCTCGTCTCGCCCGTGTGGCCGTTGCCACCGCTCGCACGGCCGTCGCTCGATCAGGCTGTGCCCGCTCTTCGGCGCGACGCGTGATGTTCGGCGCCGTGCAGGGCGAGTCGTTCGGCAGGCGTCCGGGAAAGGCGATGTCGAAAATGTAGGGGGCGCATAGCGCGTGGCCGTCGCAGTCGCGGAACGCGTCGCGCATCGTGCAGCGCTCACACGGCGGGCACGCGCCGGCGGGCAGACTCTTGCCGTTGGCGTCGCGCCGTGGGAGCCGCGACCCCTTGGGTGGGATCGGCATGGTTTTCCCGGCCGTATCGGGCGCCGTGTGGTTGTATGTCCGTGGCTCTGACCGTGTTGTATAGGTCGTCATGACGCTTGCTCCTCTCTCTCGCCGCGTCCCACCACGGCAGACTCGACGCGCTCCAACTCCAACCGGCGGCGTAGTCGCTCGATGGCTGCATGCGCCGCGCCCTCTCCGTTGTCGCGGTCGTAGCCCCACGCGCCGAACGTATCGCCACTTATGTCCACTTTTAGCACGCGCCCTTTGAGGTAATCGAACTCCAGCGGGCGTGAGAAGCCCGCCAGCCGTGGGCTGTTGCCGTCGTCGGGCAGATTGCGCGCCGGCACGCCGTAGTCGATGCGCTCGTCGCCGCGCGTGATGATACGGGCTGCATCCGCGATGGACATATCGCCAGGGACGTAGTGCAGCCGGCCCATCCCCTGCGTCTTGGCGGCGTCGTAAAGCGCGCACAGGACGCGCGCCTTGTCCAGGCCTGTGATGTCTACCGTTGTGTTGTCGTCGTCGCGCATCATGACCACCCCGCCCACGACAACCCGACGAGGGCAAGCACAATTGCCATAGTGAGCAGGCTCGCGCTCCATAGATCATTGACGGTGAGGTAATGCCACAGCAACCTAAGCGCGGCGAAAACGACCACCGCGACGGCGGCGCGTTTCGCCCACGACAGGATCATGGCGCGGCGATGTGGCGCCCTCCGGTTCGGTCGGTGCGACGGGCGGGGCGCCAGTGTGTGCGTGAGCGTGAGCGTGACCGTGCCGGGCTCGTCGCCGGGCGCTTGGGTCGCCTGATCGTCGCCGGATGGCGTCTGGACGGCGTAGAGCCGCGTGCGCGGCTCCAGGGCCATGGCTGATGTATCGAGGTCCGTGGAGATGTCCGCGTCCGTGTAGAGCGTGTGTATCGTGTGCATCTTGTGCGTCTCCTTTCGCCCCTATCGGGAGTAAATAGCGACGGCTATGCGCCGTAACGCCGTAGGATGAGCCGGGCTTCCTCGACCGCCCGGAACGCGCTTTGCTTGTAGTCGTCAATAACGGCGGCCGACAGGTCGCAGAGGCGTGCGGATCGCCGTTCGCCCCTCTCGCGCCAGTAGTCGGCCAGGTCGCGCATCGCATCCTCGGCGGCTAGCCACGCCTCGTAGACGCCCTGGGGATGGCGCGGGTCGAGAAGTGGCGCCGGGATCAACTTGGCCTCCCGCATCGCGTAGAGCGGGTCGGTAAACACGTCCACGGCCATCGTGACGCCGTTATGCGCGAAAGTTATCACGACCTGCCCCCCCAGGTCCTTGCCCGTGCGACGATGGGCCAGCAGCGGCCGTGCGAGGTCGGGCGGATACGTGTGGTTAGGGTCGAGGGGTCGTGGGACGACCGACAGATGACGTGTCATGACGCCACCGCCTCATCACCGCTGACGGCATCCACGCATACCATGATCGCGGCCAACATCGGGCGCGGGGCAACCGGCTCGACCGAGACGATTTGGTCTGCCGTGCATCGCGCGGCGTACCACTCATCGACGGCTCCATCACGCACGGCCATCAGCGCCTCACGGTGTAGGTCGCACAGCGCGATGGGGTCTATCGTGTCGTAATCAACCCAGTAGTCGGTTGCGGGCGTCGGCGGCTCCGTGCCGTCCACGCCGAGCGGGGTGACGCGCGTGTAGGAGCGTTGGAGGTTATAGAGGGCGTCGTACGTCCCCGTCAGGACGCGGTAGCCCGCGAGCCAATTGGAGTAGATGGTCTCGGTCATCGAAAAAACTCCACGCCGCCGTCGATCACGTTGCCGTCGATAGATAAGGCGCACGCCACGCATGACGTATCAGAGTCGTAGTGAAAGGCGTTCTCGCGCTTGCACTGCGCGCAGGTCTTGATGGTGAGCAGGCTGCGGGGTGACAGGTTCAGGGGCGCGAAAGGTTCGCTTTTCTGGGGCGCTTGCAACAGATAGTTGTTCTCGTGTACCATGGTGATGGACAATCCTTTGCTCAGTGGGTTTTTCACGTCCGCTGCACGGTCGCTCGTGCAGCGGATTTTTGCATTTCCATGCTTGTGCTTGTGGTGTTGTCCGCGGCTTTTCTTGCCTCAGCCGTTTGGTGGCCAATCATTGAGATAGCCATGTCTTGCATGAGACGTGACGCTATCGTGAGCGCCTCTTCAACGGACAGTGTTGACGCCGAAGTGGCAGGTGTGCTGGATGTATCGTTCATGCGGCCCCCGTAGGCGATGGCCAGATCACATCCTCTGGAATATCAAACGCATCCGCGATGATAGAGCGCTCAATCAGTGTCCAAGCGCGTTGGCCGCGCAACACGCGACGGGCACGACTCACCGTGATGCGATTTCCTGTCCGGCGGGACAGCCAATTCGTTGGTTGTTCCCGGTATTTGAGAATGCGAATCGCCGGATCGAGCGCGCCATCCGGCGTCTCGGCAATGTCGTTCATGTCTCAACCCCCCTCCTAGCTAACTAGTATATACACCCGTAGGTTATTACCTACACATTTATGTTAGCACATGGAGGTATCAAGGTGCAACATGTGGGTGTATAGATTAACATGAGGGTGAAAGCGTGACTGAAGTACAGGGATGGGGAGAATGCGGTAGCGTGGCAGAATCGACGAAAGACAATCCTAACGCCGAGGCCATCGCGATTATTGAGAAGATCGCCGAGAAAATGGGGTATCGGCGACGCGATGGAGCAATCAATCGCGGCGCGCTCGCTGAGGCGTCAGGGATGTCGTCGCGAGGACTGGATGCGACGTTTGGTGGAAACCAACCTACCGCTGAAACGCTCTTGCGGGTCGCGCGCCATGGCAATGTAAACCCGTTGAAACTCTATCGGGCCATGGGATGGTTCACCGATGAAGATATTGCCGTTTATATTGAGGAGGGGCGTAGACAGGAAGCGATTAGGAAGACACTGGGCGTTGACTCGGATGGTGACGATATGGCGGAAGTGTTTGAGCTTGTTGAAGACTTGGCGAGTCTTCGTGATCGCTGGGCAAAGCGGTCAGCACGGCGGCGCGATCCAGAGCCCGGCGAGCAGCAGGACACGAGGGAGCCATAAGGCGCAGCGTATTGATGATAAAAGGGTCGGTTAACTCTTTATCCATCGCGGTGATGCCGGTGAGCATAGGAAAGTCGTTCCTCTCCGCGTCGCCGGGCTGTGGCGGCGTCCTAGTTTGTTTGTCGTAGAACAGATGTGCTATCAACGTATCATGTGCGACCGTGTTCGTCAACTACTTGTGGCGAACGGATAGAGCTAGTATCACCAGCATGCCACTTTACGACAAGTCGTAAATGTGCGATAGAGGACCGTTATGTCGCATCAGTGCAGGATAGAGGTGGGGTGATGGAGGGCGTGTTAGAGCCGGCGGCGGCGTATGTACGGGGTTCAACGCTGATGCAGAAGGATGGATATAGCCCGGAGGTGCAACGGGCGTCCATCGCGGATCGAGCGCCTCGTGACGGCTACTATATCGCCATTGAGGATGAAGACTGGGAGAGCGGACACAAGGTCACGCGTAAGGGCTATCAACGCATCCTCGACGCTGTACGCGCTAAGCGCGTCAAAGCCGTGTACGTGTTCATGTTTGATCGCTGGGGTCGTGATGGTGTGGAGTGGCTAGCGCGTGCCCAGGAGTTGCGCCGGCTCGGGGTGAAACTTATCTCGGTCCAGGAGGGCAAAGAGGAAGGCGGACTCATTAGTTTTGTGCGCGCGGGCATGGCGCAGGAAGAGAGTCATAAGATTGCCCGACGTGTGATTGGGCCGCGCCGGGCGGCGGCTTGGGCCGGCCAGTACATGGGAGAGACACCGTTTGGGTACAAGCGGCTCTATCCTGAGTGGGACGGCAAAGGCAAACGACCCGCTGGGCGTCTCGTACCAGACCCGGCGACTGACTGGATCGTGGCTGAGTTGTACCGCCGCTATGCCGCTGGCGAAGGCTCATTACGTGTTTTAGCCGGCTGGATGCAGGCTGATCCACGCGTGCCACCGCCGCCTGGCGGCGCGGAGCGCTGGAATGGTGGCGAAATACGCAACATTTTACGTAAAGTCGTCTACAAAGGCTGTGTGAGTTACGATGTACATCCCAGTGGCCGCTTTGAGCGCGCGGCTGAGGGGGCGTCGTTCGTGCGGCCGGGCACGCATCCAGCCATCGTTGATCCCGATGTATTTGAGACTGTACAGCGTCGCCTGGTCGATGCGCGTTCGCATAGCGCTTACAGCAGTCAGAGAAAGGATGGTCCCCCACCCGCTGTGCTCGCGGGATTATTGCGCTGTTATGTCTGCGGTGGCTTGGTGATTCGTTCGCATCGTCACGAACGGGGACAGTATGTGTGTCTACGGCGCCAGCGTGCGGTCGATGTTTGTGCGTCACGCGGATATAATGTTGACTTGGCCGATGAGGCCATCATCCGCGAGATATCCCGCTTGCGGGGGCACCCATGGACCGCACAGACCGACCGGCGGCTGACAACAGCCCGTCGGTTGGACGATGGCGCGACCGTGCGTCAGGCCCTTGCTGACGAACGCGCGCGGCTAGAACGCCATGTGCGCCGGTTCGGGGACCGCGATGACGAGCCGACGCGTGCCGAGCGTGACGCGCATCGGGTTGTGACCGCTGAGATAGTCGTGCGCATCGAGGCCCTTGCTGCACGCTGTGACGAAGCCCGGAAGACCATTGTTCCGCTGCCCGATCTCAAGATGGCGCATGAAATCCTCCGTCACATAAGCATTCGTGACGCGGCAATGGATTGTGTTTCAAGGGGAGATGGGGCGCGCCTACGGCAATTAATCAAAGGGTGGGTGTCGTCAGCGACACTTGTTGAGCGCTGGCCGGACATCAATAGTACCTGGCTCCGCTTTGAGGTGGATTGGTCGCCCGTCGCCCGTGCGTTGATGGGCGCGGGTCTGCTTACGCTTGACGATGCCGCTGGGCGCCCAGAACCTGACAGCGACGCCACGGCGCTGGCGCGTGAGGAGGCAGCGCGGCGGCACCGTGAGAGCGCGTTACGGTGGTATCATGACACTAAGAAGCCACGTTTGCTAGCTGATCCCGTCGCGCATGAGGCGGCGCGAGAAGCTGGGCGCCAGTCATCGCGCCGCCTCTATCAGCGGCGCAAACAACAGGAAAGCCACGAGGACATCGAGGAAAATGAGACAAGTCCGTCATGAGTTTGTGTGAAGTGAAGCTCAGACGGTCGTCCCTCTACGGCAGCCCCGAGGAAGCCCTGACCCCGCGCAAGCTCGCGCGCCTCACCCTGGCGGCGCAGACCTACCTGGCCGCGCACGGCCTCGAGCAGGCCG